GAATCAGATAACGATGATAGTTCTAAATCTGATTCTGATAATAACACAGAGGTAAGCGAGGATGGTATCACACTTACAAGTGAAATCCAGAAGTCTTATTCATCTATTACCGGGCTACCAGAAGAACCATCAGAAAATAATTATAAAGGGTTTATTAAGACAACCAATGTTGTATATTTCTTTTTTGAACATTACGAATTATATGAGAATAATAACCATTGGGCTACTATTGATGAGTTATCAAACCAAAAGAATGTATATAATGGAACAGTAAAAGATTTTACAACAGACTTATTTACGCAAATACCAGAGTCCACCAAACTACTATCAAATAATAAATTAATTGAAGTGCCGAAGGTATGTTATCTCGCAAACTACACTGAAGATTCATATTCTACACAATATTTTGAAGAAAACACAAAACCATTCAGTGTGGATTCATTTGTAAATACAACCAGCATACCCTTTTTTGATGATATATATTTATTTACATCCAAACAGATAAACAATACAACTAATTCAACAAAAGCGAAACGAGCAGTCATTTTCACAAATAAAGCAGTTAATGTACTTGAAGATGAATTAACAACAGATGATGCAGATATATTAAATAATTACAACATGGTTTGTCATGAAAAAAAAGAAAATAACTATATTATAATCCAAAAAGATACTTTATTTTACTTGCTACCATTATAAGGTCATACAATATACTTAATTATTTTCAAGTATATTGTAAAACGTGTTATACCGAATATTCAAATAAGAATTCGTCTAATGTATCTGTTTCAACTTCATTTTTCATATTTTGTTGAACATGTAATTGAATTTCGTGTCCTTCTGGTTTACGTTCATATAAGAGTTCAAATTCATGAATATATTTATTTATTTTTTCTATTTGTCTATTTTTAGATTCTATTCGCATACGCAAAGCTTCTTGAGCTTTATTACTTTGGTGTTCTTTTTCAAGTAACTCTTTTTGTTCATTCGCAAGTCGTTCATCTAATAGTTTTTGCATTTCTTGCATTTTATCATTTTGTTTACGAATAAACTCATCTTTATTTTTGGCAGCCATTTGTTGTAACTCTTTATTCATTGCCTTTGCGTTCTCATTGTCATTATTTAATACTTCATACCAATTACTACGAATCTCATTTACACTTACAATAGAATCACCAATAATATCAGGTTTCTTAATTTCCTTATCTCCAAATACTTTTTGGAATTCAAGAACAATCTTTTCTGGAATCATAGGACTGGTTTCCATTAAACGGTCAAACTCTTGTCGGCATATTTTTAGCATATGCCCTGCGTCTATACGTTCATCAAGTTTTTTTGCTAACTCAATACGAATATTACGAGCAAATTTATCCCAAGATATACCTGCTACACGATGAGCCTCATTCAACTCGGATATCTTCAAGTACTGTTGGACTGTAGTCAAGATACCTATCATAATGTTAATAGTTCCAATAACCATAGGTGCGTATGACTGCATACTCACAGGTAAACTTGTTTGTGCGAACGCAGCCGTTCCTGTTATAGTGGATAAGGTAATAGCCGGTATTGTAAACCATGCGTGTAGCCGTGAATATTTTTGATGTGCCTTCAGGTTCAACCACTTATAACATTGTGCCACATCACACCATTCAGCCAAAATATCTTCGTTTTCCTTTGACCATTCTAAAAATGGTGTTTGTTCAGATTCACTATCTCCTTTTTGATTACCTTCACCCTCTGAATACTCTTTACTCACGCTAGTTCTACGTTGTTTCTCACCTTCTTGATTTTCCATCGTTTCTTCTTTTTGTGGTGACATATTATATTTATTGTATATAATATGTTCTAATTTTTTTTGAACGCATTTTGAATAATGATTTTTTTATTGAATACTTATAAATGGCATTATGTATTATCTATACTTTCTTTGGAGTCGTCTTGAGATATAACATCACATTCATCCAGGGTATTACTTGATGCTTCTGAAACAATTTCTTTATTCGGAATAGCACCAATCACAGGTGTATTCACTGGAGTATTAATTGGAGTATTTGCCGGTACATCTAATGCAACATCAAATGGCATATTATCACAGTCCCATTGATGTACCCCTTCAGTCCCATTAAAATCTTTCTCCTCGTAAGTTGAAGATAATGTATCATCTACCTCTTCAATATCATCAATAGTATAGGTAGTCGTGCATTGTAAGTTTGCCTCCATATCATCATAGAATTCACTAAACTTCATAGACAACCTTTTCATTTGTTTCTTTTGGGAAATATGAAAGAATGCCAAATAATCAATATATAAACGAATTTGTTGTAGTAAAATATTTATTTCATATGTTAGAGTATTTATCAAATTTGAAATAGTGAAGCCTACTTGATGTTTGTCGTTATATGCGTCTCGCTCTTTATACTTATCCTGGCACTTGTTATAAAGATTATTTAATAAAAATAAAATATTTTCATGAATATCACGTATATCTTCAGGCTTATATTGTTGAAAAGGTTCTAATTCCTTGTATGCTGGAAAACTTTTTGTTTGTGTTTCCTCAATATCTAACTCTGCTTTATTTTTTTGAATGAACTCTACAATCAATTGATTTAATTTGTAATAATCACAGTAAACACGATTATTGAGTAATGCCCTAAACTTATCTAAATGTTCCATTTCAAGGGTAAAAGTCTTGTATTGAAAAAAGAACGCATCTAAACAAAATAACAATACCTTCTTATTATTTTTTTTTGAAAGGTCATTATACACTTGCTTACACTCTTGTAATTTTTTGTGTGCTGTTGTTCTCACGTCAGTTATATTCTTTTGTAGTTTCAAAAGAGACTGAAAATTATGTTTTAGTTTATTTATGTTTACAATATGCGTTTCATCCATGCTCTATATACACATACAATATTATATTTTGGAACACATTAGTTATGATTTGAAACATATCCTAGAATTTTTATGGTTTAGGAAAAAATTGATTTACATATTGTATAGTAAAAATTATAATTTATTGATGGACAATTTATTTAAATCCTGTTCTGCGTGTCGGAAATCTCCGTTCAGTTGTTTATGTCGTCCTGTGTTAAGGCGAACTACAGTTTCATATTTGGCATTCCCTATTAGACCATCCAAACGTGAAATCGTTGATCAATATAACTATTTTGAATCTAGACGTAAAATAAGACGTATACAAATAAAATAATTATGTATCAAAAAGGATAAACAAATACCATAGGGTATATATATAAATGAGTAAATCTATCCCTGAAAACTTTTATCCAATTATAAGAGACTTAATTAACGACTTAGACAACACTTTTCCAGAGTTTAATACATTGCTTGCTTTTTACAAACAAGATAGCTTTGAAGAAAAATTCTTACCCTCTGTCTTTGACTATTGTGTTAAATTTTTCCCAGAACGATTCTTTGATATTTTGTACCAAAACGAAGACATTTTTTCTGATAACACGAATACGCATTTTTTACCACACATTGATTTTCAAATATTTTTTACGTGTGAAGACGTTTCAGAAAAAACCAAACAAACTTTATGGAAATATTTACAATTACTGCTTTTAAGCGTTATTGAGAACGTAGAAGACAAATCTTCTTTTGGGGATATTGGTAACATGTTTGAAGGTATTGACGAATCTGAACTACAAAATAAACTGTCTGAAACAATGCAAGGAATCAGTAGTTTCTTTGAAAATATGGATGCGAAAGAAGCATCAGAAGAATCTACACAAGGTGAAGATAATGGTTCTAACGAGAAATCTGAAGGTGGGTCTATTCCTGGTTTTTCCGGTGCTATGCCTAATTTAGGTTCTATTCAAGACCACTTATCCAGATTGTTTAATGGTAAAATTGGAGCACTAGCAAAGGAAATGGCGGATGAGTTGGCTAACGATTTCACAGACGTCTTTGACGAAGAAGACCAAGAAAATGCTAGTGGCAATCCTACAAAGATTATCCAGAAACTAATGAAAAACCCCGCCAAGATTATGGATTTAATGAAGAAAGTTAGTTCCAAATTAGAATCAAAAATGGCTAGTGGTGAGATTTCAAAGGATGAGATGATGCGTGAAGCACAAACCATGTTGAGCCAAATGAGGGAAATGGGAGGCGAACAAGGGTTGAACGATATGTTAAAGCAGGTTGCCGGTGGATTAGGTAAAAATATGAAGTTAGATATGAATGCGATTGACCGTTTGACAAAGCAAATGTCACAACGTGAAAGTGTATTAAAACGCAATGAACTAAAGAAGAAACAATCTGAACTTCAAAAAATCCAACAAGAAAAAGAATTACAAGAGCGTATCCGTATTCAAAAGGAATTAGCGTCAAAGTATTCTGTTGAAGAAACTTCCAAGTTGAATGAATTAGTATTCAAATCCACTTCTGGGGACGTCCAAGAACGTTCGTTCATCCACCCAGACCTATTAAAAGACATCCTCGCAGAAGAAGAGAACGGCGGCACAAGAGCAAAAACAGATTTAGCAAAAAAACCCAAGAAATCCAAAAATAAGAACAAAAAGAAGAAAGCTGCGAAATAATGTTCTTATACTGTATAATGGATTGTAGAAAGAAAACCAAAGAAGCGTGTAAAGCATCTACAAAATGCACTTATGCTACCGGTAAAAAAAGAAATTACTGTAAAAAAAAGAACACCATTAAATCATTATGTAGAAAAAAAAATGAAACCAAATGTAAACGTGTCCGTGGGTGTAAATTTGCGTCTGGAACCAAGCGTAAATTTTGCCGAAAAAATGTCACCAAGAGACGCAAGAAAATCATGAAGGGTGGAGCTCCAGTTTATCCTATACAAGACAAAGTAGATGAAATAAAAAAACACCTTAAAGCTATTGATGACCTCGGAGAAGCACACGATAACATGTTTCATGAGGTTTTTGAGAAAATAGACAATATAAGTGATGACTTGACATCTTTAAGGACTCTAACTGAAGATGCTATTGAAAATAATACCACAGATATTGAGGACATTTCAACTAGACTTGGGAATATTGAAAATCATGCGAACGCATAAAAAAAATAGTTTAACAAAATTAAAAGTTACGAAATAATATTGTATTAAAATACTGTATTATTATATAATGGATTGTAGAAAGAAAACCAAAGAAGCTTGTAAAGCCTCTAGGAAATGTACGTATGCCAATGGTAAAAAGAAAAGCTACTGTAAAAAGAAAAACACCACCAAATCGTTATGTAGAAAAAAGAGTGAAACCAAATGTAAACGTGTCCGTGGATGTAAATTTGCTTCAGGTACCAAACGTCAGTTTTGCCGTAAAAATGTTACCAAGAGACGCAAGAAAACTATGAAAGGCGGTGTTGAAATGAACAAAACTGAAGTAATGTTAGATGAACGCATTAGAAAAAACACAACCGATATTGATAGTCATAACGACCGTATTAATGAAAACACACGTAGGGTCGGGTTATCCCTTCAGAACAATCGTGCTGCTGTTGACAGAATTGAAGCCCTGGAAGGACGAATGGACGAATTAGCATAAACATTATATGAAACTAATGTATATAATGTTAGGAAAATACATCAACATACCTGTGTTCTTGGTAAGTTTAGCTATTGGAATTTTTGCAGTGTATATTTTAGAACCAGAAACCCGAAAAATATTCATTTACCCAAGCCCCGATAATGTAAAGAAAATGCAATACAAAGACAAAGCGGATGGGTGTTATGAATATGAACAAACCGAAATCAATTGTGCGGATGCTTCCGGTGAAATAAAAGAAATACCAGCACAATATTAACACGTTATAACGTCGTTGAATAATTATGAATTTTTTTTATCACACCATATTCTATATGAACTTCAAAAAAGCATTAAATAGTGATACTGGAAAAATATTAATATCAATCTTGCTTGGTTTAGGACTCGCTAGTTTATTTAGAGAAGCATGCCAAGGTGATAAATGTATTAACTTTGAAGGACCCATTTTGGAAGATGTAGAAGAAAAAGTATTTAAGCAAGGAGATAAGTGTTATACTTACAAATCTCACCGTGTAGATTGTAACGACGAAAAGAAAGCGGTTCCCTTTTCCGCTGAATCTTCTTTTGAACAATTTACCCCGATTGCGTTTTAAAGGACCCCATAAAAAGTTTAGTGTATAATATAGTTTTTATGGAAACAACTACAACACGTATTGCTGACCTTCCATTATCAAATGATACAAACAATAATAAAGCTATGGCAGAACAACCAAATAATTACATGCCAATGAACGTACATCCTAATCCATACGGTAACTCAAATAACCCAGATGTAATGGCTCCACCAATAAACCCACAAGAAGGAATGCAAACCCAATTACAACAAAATGTACAGATACGACCACAGCCTCCACAAACACAATATATGAGTGAAGAGCAAATGTTAGAACTACAAGCGTTGTCCCATCAACAACTCCCTTCTCGCGATATTCCAATGAATCCATCACAAATTATACAAGACGAACAAGCAAACCCTAATTACATTCAGAAAAAAGTTCATTTTGACGATTATGTAAACGAACATTATGAATTCAGTAAAAAGGAATTTGATAATCATGAAAAAGAAAAAGACCAAGTCCGATTCTGGGATACATTACTAGGAGAAGCCCAAGTTCCATTGTTAATAGGTGTTATTTATTTTATTTTCCAAATGCCTATCATTAATCAGTATATATTCAAAAATTTATCTTTTCTATCTATCTATAACGAGGATGGAAATTTTAACTTCTATGGATTATTATTAAAGAGCATAATGTTTAGCATTTTGTATTATACATGTATTCAATCTATACACTTCCTAGCGACACTGTAAATAGATATTCTTTATAACACCTATTTACAAATTATTTCAATAATTTTTGAATACGACTCATTACACCATTGCCTTTTTTACCTGCCTTAACAGACTTGTTTGCCTTTTTTGTTTTTGGTTTTTTCTTAACAGTTTTTTTAGATGGTGTAACTTCTTTACTTTTAGAACTATCTTCTCGGGATTCATCTAATTGTAGAGGAACATACCGTAAAAACCACCTTTCAAACTCTCTGCTGTTACGTTTTGATTTCAATTCTTTGAACTTTTCAGCTTTTTCAGCACGCATTTCTTCTAATGTAGGTTGTTTTCCAATACACTGCATATTGAAACGTTTTAACAGCCCTTTTTGACTTAATCTATTCTTTTCCTGTACATCAAATAAAAACTGTGCCATACACAACAAACGGTCGGAATCATATTCTCCATCAGAATTCACATACAAAAAACTCAAGTAAAAGGTCAATATCGTGTCAATTGTAGCAATGTTTACTTTTGATTTACCAAGTGTGATTGTGTTATAGGAATGACAGGCAATCGGTTCGTAAATATAGGCTAACACCTCTTTACCTACCATTACTTCTATTTTGCGTGGAACTAATTCACCAATAGCTTCAATCTCATTAGTAACAACATCTTGAAACCCAGAACGCTTCAATTCTTCGCTTAAAATTAAAGCAGTTCTATCAATTTCCAAAGATAACACTTCAAAATCAGGCACTTTTTTCAATCTTCGTTGAACATTTTTTGGCATGTATTGTGAGTAAATACTATTAGCATATGCTCCAAAAAATACTACTCCTTGGTCTACAAGGTTATTGCGTATTATTTCAAATAGAATGTCTGATTTATCCTTATTTGGTGACGCCATATTTCTTTGAAAGTCTATTTGACCACATAGAGAACTTTTTAATGGGTAAAATTTATTCAATAGTGTTAGGCGTTTTAATACCTTTTCCCAACGACTAACATCACCCTCGGGTCTTGATAATTCCAAGAACATAGCCATACGCAAATAATTGGGTGGGGCATACAGTATACCCGCTCTCATTATAGCTTCTCCTTGTAATTTTGAAAATAATGGGCTAATAATTTCAGTGATATCTGCAATTGGGATGTAATTTACAAAAACCTTAAAGGTTCCTTCGTGAACTCCTGATTTTGCCTCTACGTCTTCATATCCTGCTTTGTAGTAAATATCAGCTAATTCTTTTGCGTCTTCTAGTGCATTAGCTGAAAAGAAATCATAATCCGGTAACTCCAAGTCACGGTCATAAAATTGAGCATAGCTAGGTAAAATATTATTAATAGCTGTTCCACCGTAGCAAACCAATTTTTTATTGATGATAAAGGTTTCCACTATTTCTAATATCTGTTTAATTTCGTCACTGGATACAACACGACGCGAACGGGTTTCTTCATTTTCATCTACCGCTTGACGTAAAACAGCTAATTCACATTCTTGAAAATTCATTGAACGGTCGCATACATCTGGTCGTTTTTTTGAATCTTCACTCTTTTTTTTTGTTACTGATTTAATTTTTGGCATATATATCTACTTATATAATAGATATATAATTTACATAACTGTTTTTGTATAATAACTAATCGCATGAGACAAGGGGACGAACGCACTTTTATGTTCGTTAAAGAATTCTTCATATTGCTCTAAATATTTATCTGTCTGATAAAACTGTAATGGAACTATCTGAATACCGTGGTCAATAAATAATTCTTTCAATTCTGGGTTACTTGTCCCTTGTACTGTATCTGGGACAGCCATTCTATATTTGTTTACATTAGTACAATAATCGCAATTATCGCCTTGTGATAAGTCTATTGATTGTTCATTCAGCACTTCACTATACTGCTTTATAGAAAGTGTGCTTGTACCACTAGTAATGTTCACATAGTCAGATACATCATAGCACGTATGGTCAGATACTTCACATCTAGAAAATTCTTTATAATTTGTATCAATGCGAGTGTCTAATAGCAATACTACTTTTCGCATAACATCATTCATTTTGGTCTCGCCCGTCACTTGTTCTTTGTATAAGTAATCTTTCAACACAAAATCTACTGATTTTCCAATATCTTTATAGATACTTTTATCTTTTGATTTGACACGTAAATGAATAAATAATGGGTCATTTGGATTAGGGGAGTTTTGTGAAAACCCTGTAGAAATCGCAGCGGACAAAGCATCATCTAGCAATAATGAATTATCTGTTTCAATCATTTCATATTCTTTATCAAGCGTGTAAGATACCATTGGTTTGCTATCAATGTATAACACTTCAAAATCCAAAAAACGACAACCTCGTTCCAATACATAACGAATTGCATCACTATTTACATAATTACCACTTACCGCACAATTATACGCTCCTTTGATAATGTATTCTTTTAATGGCTCATTTGTAAAATCTTTTGATAAATTTGCCATCTTTACCGGTTCATTACTTTTCATTTTCTTTACTTCTCCTTCTTGTGTATTGCCAAACCCCGGAATTGCGAATCCTTCTTTCGTATCCCACCCTCCATATAACGATACTCTACGCTTTGTTTCAATTTGAAAATGGACATACAACATTAATATAATAGCCAAAATAAGAAAAATCCACTGATAATATTTCATTTACAATATTGTTAGAAAATTATATTTTATTAATTAACAAATATAATGTTATTATATAACTTAATAATAAATGGCTGGCGGATTACTAAATATTGTATCAGTTGGTAATAATAACATAATTTTAACAGGAAACCCTACCAAAACCTTTTTTAATGTCACCTATAGCAAATATACTAATTTTGGATTACAAAAATTTCGTATTGATTATGACGGACAACGTGAATTACGATTAAATGAATCTTCTACATTTAGTTTCAAAATGCCACGTTATGCTGAATTATTAATGGATACCTATATTGTAGTTACATTACCCGATATTTATAGTCCTATTCACCAACCTGTATTTGATAATAAAGACGGAACAGCCGGTGAATGGGCTCCTTATGAATTCCGATGGATTGATAATATCGGTGCTATGATGGTACAAGAAGTTGAGATTACATCGGGTAATATGAGCTTACAAAAATACAGTGGGAATTACATTGCGTCTGTAGTTGAACGTGACTTTAGTGAAGAAAAAAAGAACCTATTCAATGAAATGACGGGAAATGTCGGTGAATTAAAAGACCCCGCTAACTCTAATAACCGTATCAATACATACCCAAATGCGTTGTATACAACTAACACAGATGGTTCAGAACCATCTATTCGTGGACGCAACATTTATATTCCATTAGGTGCGTGGTTTACAATGAGTCCTGGGTGCGCTATCCCACTTATTGCTCTACAATATAATGAAATACGCATTAATGTTACATTACGACCCATACGTGATTTGTTTCAAGTCCGCGATATATTTGATTACAGAAATAATTTTCCATATGTAAAGCCCGATTTCAATGAAAACCGCTTTCAAATGTACCGGTATTTACAAACACCCCCATCTTTTGATTTAACAAGTTCTAATTATACCAATCAAACCACCACATGGAATGCAGACGTCCATTTATTATCTACTTATTGCTTTTTATCCAAAGAAGAGGCTACCAAGTTTGCTCGGGAAGACCATGTCTATCTAGTAAAAGACGTACATGAATATAACTTTGAGAACATAACCGGAGCAAAGAAAATTAAAGTTGAGTCCAGTGGTATGGTTTCTAGTTGGATGTTTTACTTTCAACGCAATGACGTTAATTTACGTAATGAATGGAATAACTATACCAACTGGCCATACCGAACATTACCACAAAATACAGAAGTATATAGTAATGACGACGTAGAGGGTAATTTCCCGAACGTTCATCCAAGTAATCTTGTTTTCAGTGGTTTTTCATTTACAGGGAATTTTAACGTTCAAAACCGAAAACACATTTTAGAAACATTTGGAATTGTTTTAGATGGAGACTATCGTGAAAACCTATTGACTCGTGGTGTATATGACTACATTGAAAAATACAACCGCACAAAAGGTAATGCTAAAGATGGGTTATATTGTTATAACTTCTGTTTAAATTCGCATTTATCCGAATATCAACCTTCTGGTGCTATCAACTTAAGTCGGTTCAAAACAATTGAATTAGAACTAAGTACGTATGTTCCCCCAATAGATGAGCTTAATTCTAGTTTTGACTTAATTTGTGATGTAGATGGTAATCCTGTTGGTGTTCGTAAGGCAAACTGGAGATTGTATGATTACAATTACAATATGACACTATTGGAAGAACGATATAATGTGATTTCATTTGTAGGAGGAGTAGCTGGTATGATGTATGCAAAGTAAATACGCAAATTGAACCCTATTTTATTATCATTATAATATAAGATACTCACTTATATTATGAACCCTTATGATAAAAATGATACAAAAAAATGGAAACTGAAGGGATTTAGAAAAGCAAATAAAAATGATATTGACTTTCAAGTTGAAAGCATGAAAAATAAAATCAAACTAGTCAAGAACCCTAAAAAGAAAACAATAAACATTCAAAATATTGAACCATTGGTAGACGTGTTAGACTCATCTTCAAATGAAGTTATTGTTGAGGACGTTGATAGTGATAGTGATAGTGATAATGACAATGAAACGAGTAACGAGTTTTTGCAAGACACTACAGACCCAGAGACCTTACGTGAAGGTATTGAAAGTTCTCCTAATGCCAACTTAAGTGATGATATGTATACTAGTAAATCTGATGATATATACGAGGGTGGTGATGATAATGGGTGTTCTATGATTGGTGCGGCATTATCATCTGGATTTGACGCTATTGCTGATACTATTGATAAGGTTTTTTACATGTTCGCTTCTTTAATGGCTAGCACCGACCAAGAAGATAAACAACAAGTTAAAGATACGCATATTATTAAGAAATATGTTTATTGGTTCTTTGCTGTGGTTATTGGACTATTTGTTGTATTAAACTGGTTCTTAATTATGCTTTTTAGGGATTCTGCTGGATTACCTACACCTATTCACGAAGATACAAATGCAGAAGAAAAACAAAAAATTATGGAATTAAATAAAACATTGATACCTGATTTTTATAATGGAGAACCTTCATTTGCAAGAAAAGTGAAAGATAGCGACGGAACATTGAAGGGGTTTTATGGACTACTATATTGGTTTCTACGTTATCCTTTTGCCGGGTCGGATACACTCATGTATGTTTCCACAAAATTGCCTTCTTACGTTGAATCTTATTTGCCTCTAACCATGTGGTTCTTATTGTTGTTAATCGTATGTATTGTTGGGGTTTATTATATTCCGCGTTTCCTGGCAACAGTCGTCTCCAAAAGTCTCCAAATGGACCCATCTGACCCATATTTGTCAATCGTTCAAACCATTTTGTTTATTGCTTACTTTTTATCGTGTATTACATCGGCAAGCGACGAAGATGCTATGAAATTCTGGACCAATTTAAGTAATATTCATGTTATTGGAGGACCCATTCTTGTCTTTTTAGTTCAATTAGCTTTACTATTATACGTTTTCTTAGTAGCACCCATTATTTTCTGTTTAGTACTATCATGCTTTATTCTTTATTATTCAATTGCTCCTATTTTGAAAATGGACCCTCAAGGACCCTTCGCATTGTATAAAAAGATTGTTTCTTATATTGAACACGAATACAATATGGTAAAACAGCCTTATAATGATTTTGAAACAACGTGTCCTAAACCATCCTTTATAGCAACCATATCATATTATTTACAAACGTTTTCATTTGCTCTCTATAAATACAGTCACATCATCGCATTTGTTTTATTATTCATCACTTCTATGATTGAATATTCAGTATCTATTAAAACGAATCGTATTAAAGACACTATGATGATTATTGCCGGCGTTTCTATTGCTGTTGTATTTGCTATGACAAAACTATTATATGATGAAAATGGTTTTAATATTTTCCTACGTGACTATGATAAACAAAAAGCTGATATTGTAATTACATATGACCAAAATTTCAAACAACATATGCAGGATAAAATAAATGAGGTTATTCCCTCTCAAACAAAAGAAGTATAAAGAATATAAATAATTGTTATGTATAATTGTTTATATGGGAAAGAAAAAAAATTACCAGCATTTACCATTAGTTAGTGTATGTACTCCTACCTTTAACAGACGTCCGTTTATCAATAACATTATTAACTGTTATAAAAACCAAACTTATCCCCAGGTTCGTATGGAATGGATTATTATTGATGATGGAAATGATAAAGTGAAAGATTTATTTCAAGGTTCTGATATTCGCACACTACGTTACTTTGAGTATGACGAAAAAATGCCATTAGGAAAGAAGCGAAATCTTATGCATAGTCACGCCCGTGGAGATATTATTGTATATATGGATGATGATGATTATTATCCACCAGAACGTGTTGAACACGCAGTTGATATGCTAACCAAAACACCTAAAGCATTATGTGCTGGTGCTAGTGAAATTTATGTCTATTTCAAAGGTATGGATAAAATGATACAATGTGGACCTTATGGACCCAACCACGCTACCGCAGGAACATTTGCTTTCAAAAAAGAATTATTGGAACAAACTAAATATGAGGACCACGCTGCTATTGCAGAAGAAAGGGCTTTCTTGAAAGATTATACTATCCCATTCGTTCAATTAGACCCTATGAAGACAATTCTGGTATTCTCCCACGAACACAATACCTTTGATAAGCGTAAAATGTTCGAACAAAATCAAGACCCTCGCTTCTTCAAAGAGTCTGGAAAGGTTGTTAATAATTTCATTCGTCAAAAACGTGAAAGACCTATTAAACAGTTCTTTATGGAAGATATTGACGAATTATTAAACAAATATGATTTTGGGAAACCAGAAATGAAGCCAGATGTATTGAAACAAATCAAAGAAATTGAGGCTACTCGTGCAAAACAAGTTGAAGAATTAAAGAAAAAACAAATGGAAAATGGACCTATTATATTACAAAGAGATGGAAAAGACGTACAACTTACTAACGTTCAAGTTGTTGATATTATAAAAACACAACAAACCCAACTTAAAGAATTTGTCCAGAATAAGGAGCAAATGGAGCGTTTCACCAAGCTATTACAAGAAAAGGTAGGTGAATTAATGACTACAATTAAAGACCTTCGTAAAGAAAATACTGAATTAAAAGAAAAGGCTTCTTCATTACAAACCACTCAACCTCCTAACGCTAACATTGAATTGATAAAAGAAGAAATACAAAAAGACGTTTCACAAGCAGTTAGCCAACAAACTCCTCCACCTGTCCCAAATGTATCTTCCACTATGCCTGTTCAAGGAACAAATACTGCTCCTATGAGTAAAACTATGCCTTTGGCTGTATAAATAACATTAAAAATACTATAATAATTACTTCATTATTATAGTCCCCTATTAGCAATCATACGATACTACTTTATTCGCATTATCACTAAACCCATCACGCTGCTTTGCTAATCGCTTTGAAAAACAAAACCACGTGTCCTTTTCCTGTAAAGTTTTCCATATCTGGTCGTTTGCGTATATCCAATGTTGCATTGTTCTATCTAAAATAGGTAATGCCATTTCATATAATTCAATCAACTTATCGTAATAATGATAATTTACTAAATAACAACTTGCTGTAGTACAATATAAAGTCTTTAATAAAAAATCATATTTTGGTGAAAACTCTTCGTCTGTTTTTTGATTATTGTATGCTAAAAAGCAAACATCAAAATCTACATCATTTCTAAACAGCTTATCTAATTCGTTTTTGATTACTTCTTTACTTTCTAACCACTCTAAATCGTCTTCACATATCAATACGTTAGAATACCCACGTTGTTTTGCCAATTTTAACACTTCTAAATGCGATTTTGTACAGCCTACTATCCCTTTCGGTGGTTCATAATAAAATCCTGGAAAACGCTCTGCCTTCCAATCCATCTTTTCCATTTCTCGCGTAAATTCTTCTTTACGGTCCTCACGTTTGTCCAAATTAATGTAAAAAATATGTTGGATAAAGTCTTTCATTCAGTTTTCCTGTATCCTATTATACAATATTATAAGTTGTCTATAATATCATTTATACACAGTCATTATTTTTATCATCCATATCATTCTCCAGTAAATAATCATCCGCAGATTCTTTCTTTTCATTTTTATCCAAATACCGATAGATTCGTCTTATTTCCAATTTACTTATTTCATAATCTTCAAACCATTTCTCTATTTGTAACAGGCTATCATTCTTGTATATATTTGGTGTATTCTTAAACATGCGTAACTCTTCAAACATACACAACAAATCTTTTTTATCCAATGATAACGTTTCACATAAATTGTATAAAAACAGCATATTATTGTATTCCGTTGAATACTTTGTTAGAACCTTTGTAAATCGCACTTCATTTGGCTGATATTTGTCTCTATTTTCTGGGAAGACTTCGTGATATATTTGATTATTATGAAACGTTTTCATTAACGAGCTCATTTCATTAAATTGCCATATCTGGCTTTGAAATGTAATACGGTCTACATAATCAGCGTAACAAATATTATCTAACAACTCCAAATACAACGGTAACGCTTTTTCTTTTTTCTTATTCTCAAGCATGTCTATTACATTTTCATGCCACAATAACGAAACGATTGTGCGTTCTGTTTCATTCATGATTAGAGAATGTGTATCAATGTGACACGAATTATTCAATAAATGATGTGTTATCTTCTTTGCATCTTCGTTATATGATTTCTTTTCAAATAATCGTTCTAACTTGTTCATTTTTTCTGGTTTCTTTATCGCATAATCCATTACAAAATCTAATTTACGCAGGTCACCATCTATATATTTTATCGCATTTTCTATAACGTTTGGTTCAAATACATTATAATTTGGTAACCTATTCTCAAGTAAGTTGCGCAATTGATTTGGTGTGGGAGTTGGTAATTCAAATACATTACACACGTTCATTAACTCTCGTATCTTCTTATCAGTATTATATCCACCAATACAAATAATAGGATTCATTGTTTTATTTTCAAGTTTCTGTCGTTTTGTCTTTTTTTGTCGTATTAACTTAATCAACGCCATAATACCTCCTTTATCACCGTTATTCATTCCATCAATCTCATCCATTACAATTACGATTCGTTTTCTTTTCTTTTCCATCATTTGTAATACATTCTGTGAGGCAATTCGGTCACAGGTAATCGTATCTATTAACGATTTATTACGAACATATCCTGCATCATAATGTATAATATCGTAATCTAATTCTTTTAATAATTGTGTTATGAATGTTGTCTTACCAGACCCTGGTCCACCGTATATATACACTCCTTTCTTATAATCCATATTGTTTTGTTTTTCATCAAAATCTAATAATAAGTTTTTTATTTTACTCGCTATTTCTATTCGTTCAAAATATTGTGAATAGTTTTCCATGTAAGATTGCGACAAAATATGAAGTATTACTTATTATTAGAATAGTTTTATTTATGTTGTTCTGAACGCAAATTATCTACCAAATGCACTGAAATCAGCTGTCAATGGCATAAATGATGTTTGTTGTTTCTCTGGTAATAAACCATTTCGTGAAAAATCAGTAGAAACTGGTTTCCTTGTTTGCTGTTCATTATATTGTGTTCGTGTTCCTTGTGGGTATTGTTGTCTTTGAACGTTTGTTAATTGATTTTGTTGCACATTCATTTGCTGTCCGTTCATTTGTTGTGCCTGTTGTTGTGCCTGTTGTTCTGGAGTTAATAGATTCATAATTCCACTTCCAATTCCACTGGCAATATCTACAGTTCCAGAAGCAGTATCACGTAGCAAATTATCAGCTGTTTTAATAGTGGTAGTTGCCAAATCACCTGTTGTATTTACTGCGTTATTAATAATATTCTCGTCTCCTCTTCTGGTTTGCCCGTCAGATTGAACCATTGAACGTCCAGAGCTTCCTAGTGTTCCAGAACCACCTTGTCCGCCACAATTCGTACATTGAACTTTGCTAGGTGCCTTTGGACAAGCTGGACAAGCGGGACATACTGGAGGGACTACTTGACTTTTCAACATATAATTAGAACCGTATCCACTGGTCTCTTCGCCATCAGTTCCAATTTCACCTCCTGCTCCGGAAGCTAACATACTTGTTCTTGCGCTCAAGATTGCACTCAATAGTTGAGAAGTACGCTTATCCTCTGCTGCTGAAGCTGCTGCGGCAGCTGCTTCTTGTGCTCTTACAATATCAGCTGCTTCGTTTCTCGCTGCTATCTCTGATGCTGTTGTAGTTGTTGTTGTTTCAGAGTTACTAATTAATTGGGTTAAGGTGATTGGGCTACTTCCTTTAATACCTTCAATATCTAACAAATAGGTCTTACTATGAGACAAAGCAGAATCTGTTGCACTCGTTTTTCTTAATACAGTAATTACAGTTGCTGTTCCGTGTGCCAAATAGAATACTAATTGTTGTCCTTGATAGTCCAATACACAATCAATTGGAAGGGTTGTTCCAGCATCATCTACACTTGCTGAATCATAAATTGTCATATCTTCTACACTTCCAGATGGGATTGACTCCAATAATCCAGTGCTGCTACGGGGTAGAATATCAAAATTGGTATCACTTTGTTGGACAATCAAATCTGCCGTTTTAAAGTCAAAGAATACATATTCACTCAATTGTAGCACTTTTCTCTTATCTGTGTATTCATCCACGGATACTAAACTCTTATCGTTAGAAGTATCCAATGACACATAAGTCGTGAATGTGCTTGCTACAGTGTCAGTCAAATTGGAAATATTACCAGAATCAGTGGTATATAGGGTTGTTCCAATATAAGTGAAGCTGTTTTGAATCTCATAATCGCTATCTAGAACAGTTAAGTAGGTGTTTTGGTCCCACGCTGCGTAAATAACGTATTGAATCGCTGCATCTTCATCAACAGGGGCGGTTGTGTACAACTTGCTTGTGTAGGAATCATCTAAATCCTCTGATGCGGTGTCACCATCTACTGTTGGAATTAAAGTAGGGTTTGATTCAATAATGGGTCTTACACGGGTAAAAGATACGGTTCCATCAGTATCATCCTCATACGTATCATCAGTGGTTGTGCTCATTTCAGTATACATAGCCCCGCTACGAGTCATTATTTTCAATTCAGATGGAATAGGAAAGTCGGTCTCCGTATAAACAGTGCTTTCGCTGCTGTATTCACCACTTGAGTCATATTTGTAAATAGAAGCATAGGTGGTCACTTCATCAGTGGTTGTACCAGTATCCTCATAAGTCATTTCATCTACAACCTCAATTATGTTTCCATTGTTGGGGTCATAAAAAATATTAGTTCCTAATTCTAATAATTCAGTAACACCACCATCATATGCGTCCATTGTTACAGTTGCTGTTCCTGCAGTTCCTGTTCCAAATCCTTCAAAAGTATTTTTTCTGTAACATAAGAACATCATTATGACTAAAAGTACCAACAATATGATAAATATAGTTAATGGTGTTATCTTAAACTTGGGAAATTTGAATCCAAACATCTATATAACATATTGTTATACATTTTTCACTCCCTTTATAATAAAATTGAACTATATAAGTCTGAATCTATTATATATAAAATGACTACCTTACAAAGATTTCATTTTACAGACCATCCCAAATACGAAATATGTATTGATGAGGCTGGTCGTGGCTGTTTATTTGGTAAAGTCTACATTGCGTGTGTTATTTTACCACGCAAAGAAGAAGATTTTCCTTGTGAGAACATTAAAGATAGTAAAAAATTCTCTTCTAAAAAGAAACTAAATGATGTATCTAATGTTATTAAAGAGAATGCTCTCTATTGGAACGTTGTATCTATGGATGAAACTATTATTGACCAGATTAATATATTAAAAGCGGTTATGCGCGGTATGCACGAGTGTCTTCATAACGCCATTCAATTTATTAAAACACACGACCCTACCGTATCGTTTGGTGATATATGTGCCCTAATTGATGGGAATTATTTTCAACCTTATTGTCACGTTGATAATGAAAATAACTCTCTTGTTCCTATTGAGTATTACACTTTTGAGAAAGGTGATGGACGATATGTTGGTATTGCTTCTGCTGGTATATTAGCAAAAACGAGTCGTGATGCATATGTATTGGAAGAATGTGCTAAATACCCATTATTAGCTGAAAGATACAAATTAGACACGAATTATGGCTATGGTACCAAACACCACTTGGAAGGATTAAAAACACACGGTATGTCTCCTTGGCATCGTAAAACTTATGGTTTATGCAAAACATTAAACGTAAACTGGGATTCCAGTTCATCATAAGGTATCATTATGAATTTTGTTTCATTATCCATTACACTGTATCCTATATATATTTTTTTTGCCTTTTCATCAAACATAAAGCCATTTGAATACTCTATATGTTTCCCTTCAAAACAAAACGGCTCACTGTATTTATACAAATTACCGTGTATATCTAAAACAACCCAACAATGGTAATAATGTCGTTTGGATTCGTAACTTACCATATGGGTTAAAAACCATATTTCATTGTTTATCCATACTCCATGAGATGAACCACGCAACTTTTTGAACAACCATGGGGTCTCTTGTCTTCTTTGTGTAAAGTATTTTCCATTTGATACAACTCCTTCTTGTAATTCTTCAAACTTGTATATTGTGCGTACACATCCTTGTGTATCTATATAAGAGACCCAATTCTTTTCTACATCCATTGTATTTTCATCTTTGTATATTATTTCTCCACTCTTATGCTGTCCATCTTCGTGAATACTTCCCATTTCCACCTTTATATTTTGATATTCTAGCCCTTTGTTACCAGTATATAAAAGGTCTCCGTTGTAGAGTAATCGCACGTCTTCTAGACCTATATATAAATTGTCACGACCTGGGATTCCTTCAAATACTGATTCTTGTATTTGTTCCTTTGTCTCCCTATTCCATACAAACCATTTATTTACACTTGTAATGTTTTTTTGATTATGGTAATTTCCATTTTCATCTATATGGTAATCTACACATCGTATAATCAAACCTACATTATTTCCAAAAGACACTAGACTTGGGGTTGACGTTTTAAAACCTGGTTCTAAAGATTTTCCCACAGTTTCTACTGCTGACTTCCATAACCGTGTCCATTCATCTTCCTTTGAAGAAAAGGATAACTTTTTACTATAAAACTTGTAATTTTCTAAACAATTCTGCTTCGTACCATCATCTACATAATGCGTATTCCATACCTGTAAGAATGAACGACTGGTATTCTCTTTTAAAGGATTGAAGTAGTAACTAATAATACACCACTCATAATCTAACTTGTATTCATAAACATCTTTCTCAAAGAATAAATGGTCATTGTGATTGTAATGGTCTCTTGAGTATTGTGCTATTTTATAATACCAATGTGCTATCTTATTCTTTCCTAATAAACGATAATGTTTAACTATCCGATACACATTTTCAATACGTTCGGGATAATATTGATACCCTTCCATCCAATAATGAATAGCGTGTTCTATTTTACCCAACGCTTCATATGCCTTTCCAATGGAATAATAAGAACACCATACTTCTTCTTTCCATCCTCCTATTTCAATCCGTTTCATGTATGTATCAATCGCCCCTTGGTATTGTCCCACATCCAAATAACTATTTGCCAAATAAAAGGTATACCGGTCATTATTTGGATTATCCAATAATCCCTGTTTTAATAACTTAATATCACGCATAAACTTGTTTTCTTTGGAACCTCCGTCCCCTATATCATGAATAAAAAACATATCTTTTTGTATGTTACCATATTGTGTATCATCCGGACACTGCATATACTCGTGTGTTACTCCCCAGTAGGAAAACTCATCACGATTCTTAATCATACGAACATTCTTGTAGTAAAACCCATCATTTCCTTGTAATATATAATAGGCATCTCCTTTTAATTGCGACTTCCACGAGGCTACATCTTTAATTTCTATTTCCAGTTTCATATCCGCATCAACTAACAATATATAATCTACATCGTCTCTTTTTTTACACATATCCAATGCTTTATTACGACTATATCCAAAATCACGGAACGGGTGCTCCTCTATTACACCGTCCATAATACCATTTTGTTTACAAAACTCGTGAATAACCTCTATAGTATTATCGGTGCTACCAGTATCACAAATACAATAAGTATCAATTAATGGTAACACGCTTTTAAGTAACCGACAAATAATTTTTTCCTCGTTTTTTACAATCATATTTAAGCATATACGGGGCATTCTTTGTTCCATAATTAAGGAGCTTATAACATATGTTATACCACAACGGTTTATTATGTTTCTTTGAAAACCTTTTTTCTGTATATAATATAAGTTATTGAAAATGTCATTTACCCGATTCCACGATGATCCTTATCGAATTCAAAAACAATTAGAAGAATCCACCCATACAGGGCGTTATCAGTTAGATACGCCTGGTCCTGGGATAAATCTACCCTTTATGGAGGACCCACAAATCCGTCTTCAAAAATGGGGTTCTAATTTACGAACAAATACTACCACAATAGAGAGTGATTTAAGAGGGTTAACCCGCAAGTTAAATAATGACCTTACAAAAATAAATGACCATAACCTACAAGCAGTACAATCAACTCAACCTGTCTATAGGAATGAAAACCCTTTTGTAGAAGAATCCAGAAGTAGTCATCCTGCGTGGTCTTACAAAGGTTTAGAACAAAACAGATGGGAAAAACCATTAATTAACCCTGTCCACGATTTAGAACCTTCTTTTCCACATCAAATCCAAAGTCGTATTTTAGAAAAAGACCATTTTGAACCCAAAATACCGGTTGTATCAAATATGCAAAACTATTATTTGACTGGTCCATCAATTTGTATTGCAGGAAATGAGCAAGGGTGTGGTGGAGCACCATATAAGCCTACTCCTAAACAAATTGACATTGAGTAATTAACCAGGTAATGGGTGTTAAATACTATAAGTAAATATATCAACAAAATATATATTTATTTATTATAAATGGAAGTTGTAGTACCCTTATTTGCACTATCTGGACTATATTTAATTAACAAACAATCAAGGGAAGAAAGGGAAAATTTTCAAAACAATCAGGATTTACCAAACACAAATGTTCCTGATGTAAACTACCCTGACTCAAATAATATTCAATTCCCGGAATCCGAAATTACAGCTGAATTATCCTCGTTAAACAAGTTCAACAATGAAGCTGGTGTATATACGGATAAGTTTTTTGATAAAGGCAGATATACTGATAATAACGCAGCACCTGGTGGAGACCCTGAATTCTATTCTCTTACTGGTGAAAAAGTGAATACTCAATATTTTGAACATAACAATATGACGCCATACTTTGGCAGCAAATTAAATGACCAACGACGTGATGATAATACATACGAAAGTTTATTAGATTCCTATACCGGTAGCGGTTCGCAAGACAATAATAAACGCGAGCAAGCACCTTTATTTGAACCGGATACTAGTCTACAATGGGCGAACGGAACTCCCAACCAAAGCGATTTCGTCCAATCTCGTATTAATCCTAGTTTAAGAAAAGCCAATGTAAAACCATTTGAAGAAGAACGTGTAGCACCTGGTTTAGGACTAGGATATACTACTGAAGGTGCTGATGGTTTCAATGCTGGTATGATGGGACGTGATTCTTGGAAGCCCAAGACTGTTGATGAGTTGCGTGTAGATAGTAATCCTCGTGCATCTGGTATCAGTTTGTTAGGATATGAAGGTCCTGCTAATAGTCATATCAAACAGTTAGGTAGCATTGGAAAAATGGAGAAAAATCGTCCTGAACGTGCTTTTGAACTTGATAACCGCCAAACAGGTGATGATTTAGGAAGGTTATTTGTTACTGGAGGTGGTGAACGAGCACAAACATTACGGTCTATCCCATTAGAAAGCCATTCTAGTCGTCCAGAGACCTCAACTGAATATGCTGGTGGTGCTAATTATCAAAATTCTGCTGCCTACGTTCCCGGTGAATACATGCCTTCTCATAACCAACAATTAGGTGCTGTTCCACTCGGTGTTGCTAGTGCCACTCGTCATAACGCTGCTGGCGAAAACGACTTCAGTGTAAAAGCTAAACACGCTTATCCTAACAATCGTAGTGCTAACAAACAAAACGATTACTTTGGTGCTATTGGTGGAAGCGTTAAAGCAGCAGTTGCTCCTTTACTAGACATGTTACGTCCATCCAGAAAAGAAAATAGTGTTGGCACTTTGAGACCTTACCAAAATCCTGGTTCATCCGTTCCACAGAGTTATGTATTCAATCCTAATGATAAACCCGGACATACTATTCGTGAAACTACCGAAAATTCAAAGTTCCATTTGAATGTTAACGCAAACCAACACGGCGGTGCTTACAAGGTTAGCCAAGTTCAACCTGCTCATACTACTCGTCAAGAAACCGGTGACTTTATGTATGTTGGTGGTGCCAGTGCCGGAGAACAAACCCGTAAGACTACTTCATATGAAGCTGGTTATAATCAACGTAATAATGATATTAAATCCAGCACTATTGACGGTTACATGGTTAAGGGAAATATGTCTTTATTGAATAGTGACGTTAACATGCGCGAAAGTAGTCGTGATGATATGTTAAAAAATACCCGCGAAGTTTCAGGAAATATGCCTTACAAAGCTCCTTCTACTGATATGTTAGGTCAAAACTCCAACGTTGCAAAGAATTTATATTCTAATATTCAAATGGATAGAAGTAACCCTGAAATTCTAAACAACTTGAGTAGCAATCCATATGTTGTTGACTATCGCAAAGGTCTATAAATAATTAATCTTTTGTTACAAGTATAGTTCTTATCTGCTATACTTGTAAATTAAATATCACTTGGAACCCCGAAATATATCATTACACTGTCTATCATATGTCCTTTAGAACATTGAATTGATATCTTATCATCCACTGTATCTACATTTCCTATATTCATATAGTTATTATCAAAAATTGTTCCCAATGTGTGAATGTGAAGAATCTTACGTCCCATATTGTATTTACCAATATAGATATTGCTATCTTCTACTTGCATTAGGTCTTTTGGATGAGGGTGGCTCTTCACATTGTATGGAGTAATTACATTATTATTTGGTGAAGATTCTACTTCACCAGAATCGCCCCATAAAACATAGTCTTTTTTATTTTCTGATGGGAAATTATTTACATCCAGTGTGAAAAACTTGGGGAAACGGTTATCACTGGTTGGGCGAATTATCATAAAACTTGAAAAACGGCTTGTTTCCATTGGTAGTGTTAATTGGATTGCCTTATTAAACTCAACTTCATACTCTTCAGAAATATTATCAATTTCTTCCTTTGGAATCGTTTGAACTAAATACGATGCATTTGGATACTGGTCTATGAAAGTTGATTTATCCCGATACATATTTTCACTATATTGTTGATTATCCTGAATGTGAATACCTATTATCTTTGGCACCATTAATGATGCTTCTTGTCCGTCTACAGATTGAATACGTTCTTGTTTTTCTACCTCCATCTTTTCTTCTAATTCATTTTGTGTTAGTCCTTCGTGAAAGAACCATATTCCCATATACAGTTTATAGAATACATATAAGAATAATAGTATTACTAGTAATGTTAATAATTGTTTATACATATGAGTTATAATAATATACATTTACTTGACATTTAAAAATTGAAAAACAATTTATTTTATATTTTATATAAACCCCTTTAATAGTATGAAATTTGGAATTAGAAAATACGATTGTGAAGCTGTAAGAATCCTCTGTAAAAAGAGCTTTCTTAAAGAAGAGCAAAAAAAGGCAGCTGAAGACCGTAAAGCTGCTGCTGCCGCCGCTGCTGCTAATAGTGGTGGAAGTAATAGTGGTCGTGGTGGTCGTGGTGGTCGTGGAAATCGCGGTGGACGCAGTTAATAGTAAAAACAAAAACAAAAAATAATATATACGCTTGTATATTATTTTTGTTGGCATATATGAGTTACGTTTTATCAATTGTGATTTCCTTTAAAATATTTCGCATAATACGACTTCTAAATCGCATAGTTTCTTCATCACTACCCCCACCCAAAACATTACAGGCTATCTCCATAAACTGTTCACATTCTTGTGTATTAGTTACTAGGTGATTTGGATTCTGTTGTTGCCACATAGGCAATTGTTCATAGTTTTTTTCAGCAACTTGTTCCACAATTCGTTGTAATTTATCCTTTCGGTCATTATCTTTCTCCCATTTATTGTCTTCTTTGATGTAAATTGTTTCTCGCTTTAAATCTGTACAATGAAGTGGACGATTGTATACATCTAACTGATTCAATTTATTCATAAAAATCCGAGAAATCCCTTCTACGTATCCCAATCTACCTGTTTCAGCTATATCAGAAGGCTCCAATTCCAAAGACTCAATAAAATCTTCTATGTTCATAGCGTCTTTGCATTCTTCATTTAAGAAAATATTTAAATTAAATCGCTGATTGTTATAATTCGTAATATTGGTTTGATTAACTACATTTGTTTGATTTTTAACAATTGTCATTAGTTGACTTTGAAGTTCTACAATTTTTTCTTGTTGAAATAAAGATTCTTTTTGTAAATTCACTCTGTCTTGCTGTTGCTGAATTATTATATTTTTAAAATCATTGTTATCTTTCAGTAAGGATAAGACTATATTTGAGTTTGGATCGGAGTCTTGAATAAAGGAACATTTTTGCTTGTGACGATGTAAGCCTTGTCTATAACTAAATTCTTTTCCACATTCACACGTATATTGAGTGGATACTTTTTTGTCACCATTTGTCACCTTTCGATGTTTCAGTGTCAATAAATGTTTATCAAAAATACTTTTTTTATAGCATGTATAGTCACATTTCTTACAATGAAAAATATTCTTTTTTTCATTTTCCGATTTTGTCATCATTATTTCCTAAAATAGGGTGACACAAAAATGTTCCAAAATCAACGAGCATATTTTTCCAAAAAAAAAAGTACGCAGTCAAAAAAAAATACTTTTTTTCAAAATCACAGCAAAATGCTGTGAACCCATTTTTTTTAAAAAAGTTGACAAAACCTTTTTCGAAATTTCAGAAATTGGACATTTTGAAAATGTCCAAAAAAAAAATTTTGAAAATACTTTTGCAACAAAATTTTGCAAAAACGCCAAAATACCCTCTTTTTACTATCAGAATCTCTATAATCTTATATTTTTTTTACAATATATTGAATTTTAAGGGGGTCGTTTTTTTCAACAAAAACCGGGAAAAAACGATTTTTGGGGTAACCCCTAGATTTTGGACAATCTTCTTTTTTGCGATACAAGAATCATTGATTTAAGGGGGTAAAATATCGCAAAATCGTCAACGTTTTGTCTGTAATCGCATATTTTTTTTACAAGAATTTATGATTTTGGGGGGTAATTTATATTTTGATGAATCAGTAAAAAAGTTGCTCAAGCTTTTTTGGACAAATCCATAATTTTATCACAGAAAATGGCAAAATAGGGGGGTAAAATATAAAAATTTAAGAAGTTCTTAAAAATTACAATAATAAGTTGTTGTAATAATATAACATTATTATAGTGTATGTTTAAAATAAAAAATAAAAATATGTAGTAAATCCATTCAAAATTTTTTTAAAAAATACCCTCTATTTTTAAGAGATACTGTTTAATAATTATGAAAATACCCAAAATAGCATAGTAAATTTTAAATTGTAACCCTCTGGATTTCAATATGTAGACGAATATCGTTCAAGAATAGGCTTTTTATAGGGGTAATTTGATGGTTTTTTTCTTAATTTTATTTTTTTCAAAACCGACCCCCTTAAATCGGCAAAATCCATATAAAACTCACAAAAATGGATGAAAATTACCCGTAGATTTTATATAATATAGTGGAAAAAATATAGATTTGGTTGATTTATTGGGGTAAAAAAACGTAAAAAATTAAGAGTTCTCTTAAAAAAAAAATATTGAACACTTTTTTTGTGTAAATTGCTGAAAAAAGTGGGGTACCCTCTAATTTTGTTAAAATTCATATTACCAGTTTCAAGAAATATGAATCTAGGGGGGTAAATCATAAAAATATAGTAAAATCTATTTAAATATAACTATTATGGATAATATACAGCTTATATGGATTCAAACGAATTAGGTGAAAAGATACCAGATCTTACAAGCATAACAGCGGAATCATTGTCAGACCATGTTATGGGAAGAAATGTAGACCGTGTAGTATATCTTGTAACTGAAGGAATTAAAGATGTAAATGAGATTGATACGAATGGGCACAATCCTTTGTTCTGTGCGGTTGAAAGTAATCAATATTTTATTGCAAGATTTCTTATAGAAAAAGGAGCAGATGTGAATTTGAAACACAAAGATGAATATTTTACTATATTAATAGCGAGTGTTTTTACTAGAAATGTCCAATTAACCTCATTGTTGTTAGATCATGGTGCTAATATAGATGACACTGATCTTTGTGGAGAGACTCCCTTGATGTGGGCAGTTAAAGATGGCATGATAGATATGGCAACCTTACTTATTAACAGAGGAGCAAATCTAGAGAAACTAGAACCTGGTAGTTTTATGACTGCATTATTACTTTCTATTCAACATAGACAACCTGATACAGCATTACTATTAATAGATAGTGGTGCAGATGTAAATATAAAAAATATCGCTGGAACAACACCAATAATATGGGCAGCGACGAATGGTTATTATGATGTAGTAGAACGCCTTATAGATGCAGGAGCAAATATGGATTTTCGTCAAGATAGTTTTGGAAACACAGCATTAATGCGGGCAATTGAACACGATTATACTCATGTGTCTCAATTGTTAATAGAAAGAGGAGCAGATTTACATATACAGAACTTTCAAGGTGCTACAGCATTAATATGGGCGGCAGGTAGAGGGTATATTGGTATTATTAGACTCCTTATTGAAAAAGGTTCTGACCTAGATGCAGAGGATGATACAAAATGTACGCCATTAATGTGTGCTGTAGGCAGAGGATTTGTAAATATTGTAGATGTATTAATTAAGGCAGGGGCAAATATAAATATTAGAAATACTGAGAATTGTACTGCTTTGACTTATGCGGTGAAATCTAATAATGATAAAATAGTAGACCTTTTGGTAAATAATGTATTAAGTTGCTTACATGATGATATAGATTATGGAAATAGAAGAGAACACATACATGAATTTTACAATATTCATGACGTCCAAACTATGTTACTTCGGGTTAGGAAATGGAATACTGTAGATAATTTAAAATACAAAACGGTAGCAACAAAATTAAGTGAAATACACAATTATGTTTATAGATGTAACATATATAAAATTTTGAATAGAGGTAAATTTTTGAAAGCAGACATTATAAATGATGTGGTATCGTTTCTTGGATACCGCCATTGTTAGTTATTTAACAGATAATGATATATGAAGTATTTAATTTCTTGTATTGAAAGTGGCTTATACTGAAAAATAACAAAGGTAAAGAATATAAACTGGAAAACAAGTATACTACCACCAAAGAAAACATATTGTGTTCCATTTTTACAATAAATAAACATCTTTATTTTTTTATCAAACTCTTCATTAGAATCATCATCATTATCATCAATAGAATGTTTACGATAAGGGAGTAATTGTTTCTTTTTACAATAACATTTTTCAATAATATAAACAAGTATACCAATTAAACAGAACAGCGCCCATAATTCAGTACATGCTAGTAGTAATGCGTGATTATGTTGAGTGCGGTTATGTATTCCCTGTTGTTTGTCAATGTATAATTCTTGTTCAATATCTGTAACATCATCAATTTGGTATATATCATTAATAAATTGTGTGCGAGTGATATTCCACTTATTTAAGATAACATCAATATCTTCAATAGGTTCTTTAATCATGTTTTCAATAAAACGCATAATAATTTTTGTTCCAACTGGACCAATATAATAAAAGAAAAAACATATTTCTAGCATAGTAATCCAGGCAACGTGTGAAAAATAAATATAAAATTCCATGAGTAGGCTATATAGTATATACAAAATTATTTGGAATATATTTCAAGTAAATATGTGATAAGTTCTGGGGTTAGTAGTTTCATGTAATGCATACCTGCATATTTGGGTGGAATGGTCCCATCATCTTCTGTATACAATACGGGGCTTTGAATATATAGCTTGTTATTATAAAATTCAATTCGTAAATCGTGAGTGGCCCACGAAAATCCATTCTTATTTTTATTTGTATATAATGCGTCGGGTAGAAAAGAAACATCAACTTTTTTATTGTACTGTGCACTATAAAAATCCCATAACTTACGATTGAAATCACGAGCAGTCTTAATAGTGCCATAAATACGTTTCTTTTTAATATTGGGGTCATATGTGTTGTGTATGACATCGTCAATACAAATAGTGCTTTCATCATGTATTTTGTATGCTTGTTGGTTCTTCATTTTTAACCATAATACTGGGTTACGACTATATCGTCTACGTTTCTCTAAAAATGCTCTTATGTGTATAGTATTATCACTATGAATAAAAGGTCTTGAAAAAAGAAAAGGAAGTTTGTTGTCATACCATTCAGTATGTACGTATATAGGCGAAGAATATAATGGATTAATAATATTATATTGAACGTGCTTTGTGTATGAGTTTAATGGATGTGAGATAACATCAAAAAATCCAAACGAATATAGTAGAGTTATTCCTATAAACCAAAACATATATTATTGGAATGTATATATAGTAATAATACACCCTATAAGTCATTTATTATTTTTTGATTCAGAATTAAATTTTTGAATCAAAGAGGATTATTCACATTTTCCAGATTTTTTATTTCTGCGTGTTCCATTGGGACAACGTTTTCTTGTTTGCGCAGATTTCTTTTCACACCTTCCAGTTTTTTTATTTCTGCGTGTTCCAGTTGGGCAACGTTTTCTTCCAGTTTTTACTGCTTTTTCAGCTTCTTTTACTGCCTTTTCTAATTCTTTCATTTCTTTCTTCTTTTCGTTTTCTATTTCCTTCAAGGCTTTGCGATAATGATTATTTATTTCGTTCAAGTCTTTTTGCCAATCGTCCATTCTACGTTCTTTGTAGTACTTGTTCCTAATTAAATATTTGTTATGTTTTTCAACCTTGGTTTTCCATTCTCTGAAAAGACGATTGCCTTCGTCTCCTAAAAGATTTATGTCAATGGGCATTATATAATAGTAATATAAATTATAACAATTCAAAAATAATAATTATATAATAATATATGATTGTTAGCCAAATTTTCTTTTTTTTCCTTTTAGAATTGTTTTTTAGTAATAACTTTTTAATAAAGAAAAACTTTTTTAGAAAAACAAATATCTTTCAATCAATAGATATTAACGAAGATGAGGAACTTTATAAGAAAATGTACTATAACTATTTATTAGAATATGAATTATTACCTTCAGAAGGAGATTTGAAAGGGTCTAGTGTGGAGATTGATGATATTTTTGTAGAGAGAAGAGAAAATTTTGAATTATTCAGATATAATCTAGATAAAATAGTAGATTTTAATAAACAAAACCATTCTTTTAAACTTGGTTATAATCAATTTATGGATTCTTATAATGATACTTCAAATAGTTTCCTTGAAAATACAGATTGTAATTCAGGAAAAGATCTAATGGACAAAAAAATTACACTTTACGATGTTATAAAAAATGATTTCATATCAGTAAAACAATTGTTAGAAAATCCGTTGTATTACTTAGAAAAGTATAGAAATATATCTGATAATTTAGTTTGGAATTCGACAATCATAACTAGTGTTAAAAATCAAAAGAGATGTGGTTCTTGCTGGGCTTTTTCATCTACAAGTGCTATAGAAGCAAATATGAGAATAAATAATTATAATGTAACTCGCCTTTCAGAGCAACAATTAGTGGATTGTTCTATAGAGAATAATGGATGTAGGGGAGGGTTAATGCATTTAGCTTTCGATTATGTAATTGCAAACAATGGTTTAACGAGTAATGAAAATTATCCTTATAATGCTACAGATGGAATTTGTAAATCTGAACAAAATGATTCTTGTAAAAGTTATAAAAACATACCTGGATCTAATATTGGTAAATATAATTTTATCGTTCCAAGATCAGTAGTTGATATAATGGCTTCTTTAAAAAAAGGACCTATTTCAATAGCAATTGATGCTAGTCCATTTGAATTTAGATTTTATAAAGAAGGTGTAATTGATGTTAATCCACGTAATAACTCGAAACTTAACCATGCGGTTTTATTAACTGGATATGAAAAATATGAGAATGGTAGCTATTGGATAATTCAAAATAGTTGGGGGGAAAAATGGGGAGATAATGGATTTGTAAAAGTAAAAATAGAAAATGGAAATGGTATTTTGTTAAGTCAATTGTATGGTGTATATCCATTTAATTAAAAAAGTTTACAATTTGTAAATAGAATATTCTATGTGTCTATACAATATAAGAATAATGTGGTATTGTTATATTTTACGAAATAAATTAGAACAATTCAAAAATAACACCTATAATGGTTCAACGAATAATCCTATGAGAAGATTAAGACAACACAATGAGGAGATTAAAGGAGGTGCACGAGCAACACACGGAAAAGGAGGTGCGTGGGAAATATGTGCTATGTTATCAGGATTTCCAGACCATATCAATGCTTTATCGTGTGAATGGAGAATGAAATGTCCATCAGGGAGACCAGGAAAAAGGGAGCGTAAATACCAAGGTGTTAAGGGAAGGGTGAGTTCATTGAATGAAATATTACCATTGGAGAGATGGACAAGTAAGTGTGTTGTAAATAACTCGGATTTCAATATGAAATTACATATTTTAAATGATGTAGTAGAATACTTGGATAGAAGTAAAGTGCCGGAAAATATAACGGTTGAAGTGGTTGATACGATAGACCAATTGTGCATTGACTTGGATAGCGAAACGTATTAAAACGAACAACTACGTATTTTTCCGGTTTCTGTTTCTATGGACTGAATTCTATTTTCCATATAAGTGCCTAGTGTATTTTCTAAATGGGTATTACGAGCAATGCTCGCTATCCGTTCCAATAATGAGGTATCTTGTTTATCGAACTTTTGACATCGTAATATACAGGTGCGATGGAACCGGTCATAACAAGGAATTTTGCTGTGGTTTTCCTTTAATGTAGAGTCCACGCTATTTAAACGCGCAAGATGTTGATTATAGAGTAGTAAGTCTACACCTTCACGTCTGAATTCTAGTTTGTACATTATGTATGTATCATATGCTTACATAATGTTATAATGCTTATTCTTTACATTTTTTCAATAATGTATTTATTGTTCTTTTGGACCAAACGACCAAAGGCTTGTAGTGGCAAGTTAGGGTTATCTTTAACTTCATTATAGTGTTCAATTTGATATAGTTCACTGGTATCTTCATTCCACATGTAATCTTCTCCATTCAATGTAACTTTCCTGTATACAACTTCAACACGTTTATCTTGGGCGTTTCCTTTTTCGCGTGCATCATCTTCAAAAGAAGGGTGTGTGCCAAAGGCGTTAGACTCAACTTTACCGTACCCATAGCACACAATAGGATGTTTATTCTTGGATGTGCTAGCATACACTTGACAATCAACAGCAGCCTCTTTGACCGCGTGTAGAATGTCATTATTAATATTTTGTTTTGTCATAGCAGTTTCATATAATGACTCATCAGTCGTAACTGGAATTTCATCATTAAAGCGACTTGTATCACGTATACGCAAACCAATAGTATCTTTGGATGTTTTCTGTTCTTCGCTCAATGTGGCAATGTATAAGAAAGTCTGAACAGTTCGGTGTTCAAGTGGTAAGTCTTGATGACTACAAATACGACGTGCGCGCCCTAGAACTTGGTCTAACCGAACATTGTGCCAGTAAGGTTCTACAATATGAACGTATCGGGTATTACGTAAATTAATACCTTCTGCTCCTGAAGCAGTAATCATAAAAATTTTAATTATTTCACCATACCGGTTATTATCGTGTTGCTCTCGTAGGGAAGATGCAAGAGAAGGGGGAATTAAATCCCAAGAACCATTGTAAATATTACGGATTAGTTCTTTTTCTTCAGCACTTTCCGTTCCCGTGTATAATACAAATCTTGGTTTTCCTAGGTCTTCATCGGGTGTATTGATAACCCACTGATTCTGTGATTTACTTAATTTGAATTCAGCAAATCCGTTTGCCAATAATATTAAACGGATAATACCGATACCTTCCAAAGTTCTGAAATTACTATAGATTAAATGTAATCCAATATATTCTTGGTTAAGTAATGTATTTAATAGTCGGTAGAACTTGGGGCTAAGTGATTCCAAAGAGGTTCCACGTAAATACTTGCTTGTGTTATTTTCTTCATCAGTTTGACTTAATAATTCTAGAGAACGTTCAATACGTTGCATATAGGATTCTGGTTCAACAATACTATTATTCTCTTGTGCGTCATCAATGTCAATTGAACCAAAAGTATTTACTTCTTGAATAATAGATAAGTCGTTATTATCAAGCATATTTTCATTTAATACTTTATCTTCGTCAACACTAGGCATAGGACGTTCAATTTCATCTGGAAAGGTGAAGTTACACGCAGCACGCGAAAAGATACGATAGGTTCCAGCAATTTCATATAATTCATCTTGTTCCTTCTTGCTTTTACGTTTTTTACGTTTCTTTTCTTGTTCTGCTTCTTCGTTACGGATTTTCTCGTATATGCCGTATTGGTGACCACTCATAGGACAATATATAATATGATACGGTTTATCGTCAGGGGTCATTACAAGAGAGGGTAATAGTTCTTCTTGGGCACTTCTAAAATAAGATGTTAATCCCAAAATGCGCCGTTGGAACAGATTTTTATTTTCAATGCTTTGGTCTTTTACATTAATAAAGTGGTCATTGAATTCATCTCGCTTGTCGGGTAATGCCGTATACTTGTGTAATACAATTTTGTTTTCAGTAACTGAAACATTGTTTTCTTGTAAAATAGCAACAACGTTTTGTATAAAATCTTCATTAGATATATTACCTTGTTCATCGTATTGGACTCCTTTGTATGTTTGAAACATTTTACCTGTTCCATAGCCACCCGACATAGTATCATTTGTCTTTTTAACCTTTTTGGTTTTGTTATTGGGTTTGGGGTTTTTAGGTTTGTTCTTTTCAGTGGCGTTTGTTTTAGCTTTGGCTTCAGATGAGTGTTTATTTACAAATCCAAATGGATTTCGTGTGATTCGCAATACATTACGTGAATAATCAACAAAATCGTGGATGGTCATGTCATGTTTATCAAACAAGTTCAAAATAGTTGCGGTTGTTAGTTTCTTGGATGTGGTAGATTTTAATGGGACTTCCCACGTATAAATGTATCCACGCAGTATATTGAACATAATACCGATTTCATTTGGGTAGTTAATAATAGGAGTTCCTGATAAGAAAACGATTCGTACATTTTGTGCTGACATTAACAGGTTATATAGTTGATAAGAAATAGATTTTGTTTGTTTGAGTTTATTTACAATACGACTAACAAAGTTATGTGCTTCATCTACAATAACAACGGCATTATCAAAAGGGTTTTTATTCCCTTCTATTAACCTTTCAAATGTTTTTTTAGTAAGTCCATTGTAGTTGATAGATCGATATTTATGACGAATCATATGGTCTAATTGTTGGTCTAGGTGGGATTGTTGGTCGGATGTAAACAAACTATAATTATGTTCAGTATTATTAACGTCCATTAACCACAAACCTTTTTTCGCTTTAACAAAATCAAATGGAATAGCAAGATTATCTGCAATAGTTCTAACTTCATTATAATCTAGCATATGAACACTGTGTGTAGAAGCATCTTGATGGATAGGTTCTTCTGTGTTATGTAGGTCATATGAACTAATAAAGTCCCAATGTTGGTTTTTCTTATACATATCATCGCCGCACTTTTTTAATTCAGAATAAAAGTTCTGTTTCAAAGATGCAGGAGTCATGACAATAACAGGTTTATCAGATTTCATACCCTCGGCAATAGCAATAGAAGTGCACGTTTTTCCAGAACCTAATCCATGATATAATAATAATCCGCGATAAGGGGAATACAGGTTTAAGTATTCACGAACAATCTTTTGGTGGGTTAGTAAGTCGAACTCTGTGGAATCCTGTGTGGTAGAGCAAGAAATACTATCCTCTGAATTGATAATTTCTTCGCGGTATTTGCTGAATAAAGGATTAAGTTTTGAGATAAACATTTTACGGTTTTCAAGATAATATGGAGAAAGTGGAATGTCTATTTTCTCTCTATCCATAGGAATACGTAGAGAAATGGGAGCACCTTGTATTTGAATGTTGTCCATAGAAATAGGTTGTAGTGAGTCGTGTATTTCTTCTGGTAGAACCTCGTTTTCAGCAATATTGGTTTCAATCATATCAAGTACAATCTTGTCTTTGTTAACAGTTTTACTCTTTTTCTTTGTAAAAACCGGTTCAGAATCTGCATCAGCGTCCATTGATTCTATGGTCTCTTTCTCCTCTTTGTCATCTGAAATATTCTGGGAGTCGTCTTTAGTTAGTTGTAGTTCTTTGTTTTCTATTTCAGAATAGGTTTGTGTTTCTTGTTCGGGAGACCCTTCAAAAACGATATTTTGGGTTTGTTTTTTTGTTACGATAAGTTGGTCTTGTTCGTCTTCATCAATAATAGGTTCAGTCTCGTCAGTAATGGTCTCTTTATTTTCTGGGGTCTCTTTTTGCAAAAGGGCATCACTAGTTTCTCCATTGATGAATATTTCACGTGGTTTTTCGATAGAATACATTGCGTAGGAAGGAGTATCAATGGTAGTTTGAGTGGGTGCTTTTTCAACAATACCAACGAGTTTTGCATTCTTTTTGTTTAGTTTTCCTAACAATAATGAACGGTCAACATTATTATATTTGTCAGATTTGGTGATAATAGTCGGTTTAGGTTCTTTCTTGTCTTCATCTGCAGGTATATCTGGTTTTGGACCCATTTTGTATTGAAAAGTTTTTCGTGTAGCAGGTGATTTTCTCTGTATGGGGAACAAATTTTCAATGTTACCAATTTTATCCATTTGTCTATACAATAATTGTATAAAAAAATACAAGTATTACCGCAATATAGTGAAACAAGTAAAAAATATAACTGAATAGTGATGTATGCTATAATAAATTACCTAAACAATGCTTTAAAACAGATGTAGTGCTCGGATAGCATTTTCACACGCAATCTGTTCGGCCTTTTTTTTTATTTTATGTATGCCTTCACCAAGGAAGACGAATACGGAATTATGTTTTGACATATGTAAATGTATATCTTGATAACTGTTAAATTTGGAAAGTGGGATAGCCATATCTGGGGTGACCTCGTGAATGGCAATTCCCAAACATAGATAAACTCCCATGTGGTAGCCATTATCGGTATCGTGATGTTCTACTTCAAGATAATCAGGGGTAATTTTAAACTCTTTTTGTATTTTCACTTGTAATATATTTTTGTAATTATCGTCATTGCGGATGAGTTCAATCCAATTAACGTGTTTTTCAAATACCTTTTCTACAAATACTTGTACCATCTGGAATCCAGGTCCAGTGATGAATAGATTAGAGAACCATGCATCATCATCGTGTATAGATAGTTTGTTAAAGTCCAAGAACATAGCACCAATAAATGCTTCAAACAAACAACCTAATTTTTTCAGATTAGTGCGAGTTTGTTTGGATTCAGCGTGTTTAGATAAAACATACCATTTATGTAATCCCATTTCGTATGCCATTTTACCAATAGATTCATTTTTAACGAGTGCAATTTTTTTTTCAGTCATAAATCCTTCATTTTCTTTTGGAAATCGCCTATATAAGTAATATTTAGTAATACATTCTAATATTCCATCTCCTACAAACTCTAATCGCTCATTTGATTTTGTATATAAAGGTAAACAGTTAGTGGGTCGGTCTTGAACAACAATATTATTTTCAACATTTTCTACGTGTGGTCTTTTTGTGTATGATTGGTGAATAAATGCACGCTTATATAGATTATAATTGTAGATAGTAGTATCAACGCCGTATCTTTTCAGGATATCTTTTATTTCTTCATCGGTAATCAATTGATTTAGGGGGTTATATGGGTCAAATAAATAAATATCTTCACCGTGTTCGTTTTGTTGTAAAACAATATCTTCGTCTTGATTATTTTTTTCCATTCGTTCAAAGGATATGTGGATGTGTAAATGTATACAAGGCATATACAATCAATTTTATGTGGTTTACAAAAGTAATTTACAATAAAAAAAGATATATGTTTAGTATATATATAATGGTATTGAGCGGATCTAACAAAACAAGCAGTTTATCTTCTATTACTAACCAAAATCAAGGTGGTGGAGACAAGAAGGCAGGACTTCCTGAACAAGTAGGAAGAACCGCCTGGGAATCTGTCCATATGAGAAAGACTTCCCAAAGAATGGCTGTTTTGAGCATGCCTCTAACTACTACTACTCGTGTTTCTAGACCAGTAGGTGTTCGCCCTGGTGCTTATTAATTTAGCAATATTGTAGTTAATTAAATAGCTTTAAAAATATAATAAATAGAGGTAGGTCTCTATTTATTATATGCGTGTAATTATTGATATACGTGAGAGAGATTTATATACAGAATGTGAAAACTTACTAGAAGGACAAACAAAAGCAACTAGCATAACACTTGAAAGAGACCAATTGGCACTGGGGGATATATTATTGACGAGTAATGAAGGAGAACGTTTGGTATTGATAGAGCGTAAAACATTTCAAGACATGATGGCGTCTATAAAAGATAATCGGTATAAGGAGCAGTCGCACAGGTTGCTACATTTACAAGAATACCCACCCCATTCTATTTTCTATTTATTGGAAGGAGGGTTTCATCAGTTGTATTCTCCTGTAGAAAAGAAGATAATGAATTCGTCAATAGCATCATTACAGATGTTCAAGGGATTTAGTGTATTTCGTACAATCTCATTAAGAGAAACAGCGGAGTGGATAATCAGTTTAGCAACAAAGATGGATACAAATAAGGAGAAACAAATCCCGCCTTATTTTTTGACACCGAGTTATTTACAATCAAAAAAACCAATGTCTTCTACAACCGAAGATGGAAAAGAAGAGCAAATGTCACATGTTCAATCTCATCCAACGGATTATGTGCAGGTGGTAAAGAAAGTAAAAAAAGATAACATTTGTAGGGAAAACATTGGAGAAATAATGCTTTCACAGATACCGGGTATTAGTAGTAATACAGCAATTGGCATTATGAAATATTTTGATTCGTTTCCAGATATGATTCATAAAATAAACGAAAATCCTGCATTATTAGATGAAATAATGCTAGAATCCAATGGTAAAAAGCGTAAATTGGGTAAGAATTGTGCGCAAAATATTCGTGCGTTTTTACAATTATGATTTAATCGGCATAACGTTCTTTCAAAGTAGTATTCCAAACGTATTCTCCGAGTAATACCAAGAAATTTCCACATAGCATAATAACTTTGAATAACAATTGGTCATTCAATTCAATAGTTGTTTTAATGAATTCACATAGAGCCCATAATTCACCAAATAATGTATGTATAGCAGCAATACGACGGATACTAACAGCTTTTTTTGTAGAGCAATGCATATATATTTGGTCTTCTAGGTCGCACTTATATACATTTTTTATGTTGGTATCAACACATTCAACATATGAAATATAATAGTAATTTTCTTGTATTTCTTCTCTACATAAACAGTCATATGAGGAAGAAAATTGGGTATGTTTAATGAGGCCACAACTATTATTGCGTGCAGAGTAGTATTTATCCAAGAACAAATCAACTGGGGCACTACATAGTTTCATAAACCCAATATTATTGATAAGAAAGTTATCTATTTTATAAAAACATTCGGTTAACTTATCATTATAATCATTCAAGAATGTGAGTATATCTTCAGAAGCGTCATCACTAGAACTGGCAACACTTCTTTCTTCTTCTAATTGTTCTAGTAATAGTCCAATGATATTGTCACAAAATTCATTAATTGTTTTTAGTTCTCCAACATATTCAATGTAACCGAATTTATATTGCTTGTTATTTCTTAAACTATTAAAGTAGAACATAAAGTAATCTGTAAGAGATATCTGTGGAACTTTTGTATTATTAAGCCATTTGGATTTTTGTTTATCTGAATAGCAATCACTTACAGAGTTTCGGTCAGATACATCCATAAGTATAGAACGAAATGTGGAACGTCCTCTTGAAAAGGTTTTTTCAGGAATTTCAAAGGGTTCATTTTTAAAATTTTCATGCATTAGTCTACTGATTTTGCTAGATTGAGAAGAATTCGTATTTTCTGATGAATCATAACGATTATATTTCATTGGAGAACTTGCTAAATAAGGTGTGCGAAGTTTTATTGAGTAAGAGTCACCATTCAATCCGTTTTCAATATCACTCTTGAAGGGATAATTGTTAATGGTATTATCTATGGTATCATTATTGTTGTTTACATTAAGCGAAACATCAATATCTTGAATATCAGTAGTTGGTTCATCAGTAGGAGGTGTATTATTACTGATATCGCTGGTAGGATTCATTTACAATATAGACATAAAAAAACAATATCTTGTATGTATAGCCACAAAAATAATGAATTTAGGCTCGTCTCCAAAAGAGAGGAGTAGTAGTTCTTCGTCTATTTCATCGTGTATGTCTTCATTATTATCTTCATCTTTGTCAAGTGATTTTGGTAATGAAAGTGAAAATATTACATTATCAAATAAAGTATCATATCGTCGTCGGTCAAAAGACAGGCCATTAGAGGAACCATTAGCACGGACACCTACACCAACGCACTTTCTAAAAATATTAGAACAAAACAAAAGTTACATTACGGAATTATTTAGAGAACGTCAACAGGCGGCTGAAAATTGCTTGGTAAGGAAGGATAAAAAGAGGTTTTTGGAGTCGAAAGAACAGGACGTGTGACTACATTCCCTTCGTATTTACCAGCATCAACGGATTTTTTAGTATGGGTAACACCACCCCAGTTAGGGTCCATAGAATTATCACTAATAGGGTCTGTTTCAGTTGAATAATGAATAGCGTCTAGTTCAGTGTATACACCAACATATTGACCGTGTGGGTCAAATCCGGGGAAATTATTAGCATTGTATGGTGGCTGGTCTCGTGAAGCATCTGCATAATCCTCAAGTGAAATAAACATTTGGTTTTGTTGTTCTTTGGATACACCGCCATCTAGTTCAAATGGACTAGGACGAACACGATAGACCGCTTTATTTTGTGCATCGTATTCCTGTTGTAGGTATAATACAGGACAATCATTACCTTGTTGTTTTTGTTCATTGTAGAACTGGATATATTCGTCTAAACTATAAAATACCATAGGGTTTACATTAGGATTTTCTGGTTCGTTTGAATTGTACATCAATAATGTATTTCCGCGTTGTAATAACATAGTAGGACAACTGGTAATTGGTTCGTATAATGGTTTATTAAAGTCGTGTTTAGTGTTTAAAACAATATATATACCAATCAAAAATACAATAATAAGGAACAATATAAATGTAAATCTTAATTTAGTCATTGTTTGTCTTTATATATAGTGATGTGAAAATATCTGTTCGTAATATATAATGGAATTTGTTAATCACACTCACCATAATCCTCATATGATAGATAAAATACACAACCATAATGAACCGTGTGTAGTATTAATATACGCTGACTGGTGTCCTCATTGTCAAATGATGGCACCAGAATGGAATGATGCGACCCCTGATATGGAGGAAAATGTAAAGGTAATGAAAATAGAAAGTAATGAATTGCCTGCTCACGAAGAGATGTTACAAGCACACAATGCACATAATAACGGTTATCCTACTATTTATGCATTCAAGCCAGGACAAGAACCAATCTATTATGGTGGTGAGCGAAAGAAGCAATCATTTATTTCTTGGGTGAAAAAATTGTTTCCAATGAGTAAAAAGAAAGTTACGAAGAAGAAAACAGCTAATAAAAAGAAAGCAACCAAAAAAAAGAGAGCAACAAAGAAGAAATCTGGTGGTTTTGTTAAAGAGGACCAAGTAGAAATGGCAAAGAACAGAAAGAAGAAGCGTGGTAAGAAGGGTGATAGTTCAAAAACAAAGAGTAAATAATGACACAGCAAGAAAACATAGAATTCATTTCAATAATTTTACATAAAATTGATACGTAAAATTATTTATAAAGAATACCAATATAATAAGTAATGAGTAATTCGTTGAAAGAAGTAGAATCAAAGAAGAAGGTAACAACACCAAAAAAGAAGAAGGTAGTAAAAAAGAAGGTAATTGTTGAGTGTGAAGAACCTATTCCAGTCAAAAAGTCCCCAAAAAAGAAACTAAAAAAAGTAAAAGCGCCTGAAAGTGTTATCGTTATGAATGAAGAAGATGATATAAAAAGTTCGCCAAAAGAAGAAAATGTAACTAACGATGAATTATCATTTCGTTTATTAGACTATAATGTGTTTGATAGCGATGATAGTATGGAAGATAAGAAGTTCTTGATTCGTATGTTTGGTATTAATGAAAAAGGAGAAACTTTATGCGCGACTGTTGAAAATTTCAAACCATTCTTTTATGTGAAGATTCACGATAACTGGAGTAGTAAAGAAGTTAATCATTGGATTCACACAGATATAAAAAAAGGAATGGGTGCATTGTATCCTCAATTAGAGTATGAAATAGTAAAACATAAGCAATTATACGGATTTACAGGTGGTAAAAAGTTCAAATTTGTTAAGTTTCAATTTGATAGTGTAATGGCATACACTCGTTTAAAAAATCTATGGTTTCAATACGTTGATGTGGAAACAAAACCACAACTGAAAGACAACTCAAAGGGAAAAAATGAAAGTAAAGAAAAGAAAAGTAATAAGAAACCGGATAGAGTGCGTAAACGAATCAATTTAGTTTATAAAAAATATGAAATAGAGCTGTATGAATCTAATATTCCACCATTATTAAGGTATTTTCACGTAAACAAGATTAGTCCAACTGGATGGATTAAAATGAACAGGAAAAAGATTCTTATTCATCGTGAAGAAGAGAAAAAAAGTAGTTGCACAGTTGAATGTACTGTTCCAGTTGAGGAAATATCTCCGGACCCAGCAAAAGAAACACGAGTGCCATATAAGATATGTAGTTTTGATATTGAAGCGAGTAGTAGTCACGGTGATTTTCCATTACCACGTAAAACCTATAAGCGACTAGCAACAAACATAGCAGATGTATTTATTCAGCAACGTAAGATGAATATAGATATAAAACAGGCAACTAAAATATTTACAAAATGTGTATTGAAAGCGTTTTCTATGAATAAATATAGTGAACAAGTGGATGTGGTGTATCCAAAGAAGATGCCAAGTAAAGAAAAAGTAGAAGAATTAATAAAAGGTATAACAGAGAATCCATTGATTGATATGCTGGCAACCACAAATCCAATTGTAGAGCAATTAATGATGACAGATAATATATTTGAACAAGCATCGCAATTAGCAAAAACGAATGACGAAGATGGCGGGGGTGTTGTAATGGACGAACCACAACAGCAACAACAACACGTAGAAGAAGGAGGTAATAACTTCAATGTATTCAAAAAGAAGTCAAAAGTAAAAATAGCAAAAAAGACATTGTTATTGGAGTTCTTACTAGATGATAAATATACTCGTCAAGAGAACATAGATACGTTGAATGAGTTATTATCAGATAAATTTCCGCAGTTAGAAGGAGATAAAGTAACATTTATTGGGTCTACATTTATGAATTACGGAGAAAAAGAATGTAATTTTCAGCATTGTTTAGTGTTGGGTGACTGTGGAGAAGTAGATAATTGTGAAATAGAATGTGCGGATACGGAAAAGGATTTATTGTTACGATGGACAAAACTAATACAGCGCGAAGACCCAGATATAATCATAGGATACAACATATTTGGTTTTGATTATGAGTTTATGTTTCGTCGTGCACAAGAGAATAATTGTGCGAGTGAATTCTTACAATGTTCTCGTATAAAAGACCACATATCTGTTCGTGACCAAACAACTATGAACCCTGGATTTGATATTATGAATACGAAAATACAGATCGCAAGTGGAGAGTATGATTTGAGATATTACAATATGCTAGGTCGTTTACAAATAGATATGTATTCTTATTTCCGACGTGATTATAATTTGTCTTCTTATAAATTGGATGATGTTGCAGGGCAGTTTATTAGTGATAGTATTAAGGACTTGGAATGTGATTATGATGGAGAAGATGAAATAACAAAGCTGTATAGTAGTAATTTGATGGGATTAAATAAAAACGATTATATACATATTGAAATTACGAGTTTTACAACAGACTACTATAATAATGGAGAGAAGTTTGTTGTGCGAAATATAGAAAAGGGTGTAGAAAAGGATGGTAAAAAGTATAATGTAATTGTAATAAATGGACATCACGTATTAGACCAAAAAAAGAAGTTAAAATGGGGGATGGCAAAGGATGATTTGTCTCCACAAGACATATTTCGTTTGGCGAATGGAAGCAATGAAGACAAGGCAATTGTTGCGAAATATTGTATTCAGGATTGTAACTTGGTTCATCACTTGATGAATAAGATAGATGTGATTACGGGATATACTGAAATGTCAAATATTTGTAGTGTTCCGGTGAATTTCTTGATATTCCGTGGTCAAGGTATTAAACTAACGAGTTTCGTAGCGAAGAAGTGTATGGAAAAGAACACATTAATGCCTGATTTGGAAAAACCCAAAAAAGAAGAGGGATATGAGGGAGCAATTGTGTTACCGCCAAAATGTTCTATCTATATGGATAATCCAGTAGCTTGTGTGGATTATTCTTCGTTATATCCGTCATCTATGATTAGTCAAAATTATTCACACGACAGTAAGGTGTGGTCAATAGAATATGACTTGGAAGGAAATTTGTTACCAGATAAGACACAGGGAGTGCGTAATGAGAAGGGTGAGTTTATTTATGATAATTTGCCAGGTTATGAATATATAGATATAGAATTTGATACATATGAATATTTACCAAAACCAGGTTCTGCTGGCACAAAAGAGAAAGTAAAAGTAGGAAAAAAGAAATGTAGATGGGCTCAATTGCCAGAGAATCAATTATCTATTATGCCGTCTATATTGACAGAGTTATTGAAAGCACGTAAAGATACACGGAAACGAATAAAGACAGAAAGTGATCCTTTTATGCAAAATATTCTAGATAAACGACAATTAGGTTATAAAGTAACAGCAAATTCACTTTATGGGCAATGTGGTGCGAGGACATCAACATTCTATGAACAAGATGTAGCAGCTTCAACGACGGCAACAGGAAGAATGATGATTATTTATGCTCGTTTAATAATTGAAAAGGTGTATGGAGATATGTTAATGAACGTGCCTAACTATGGAACAGTTCGTACAAGAGCAGAATATGTGTATGGTGATACAGATTCGGTATTCTTTACATTTAATTTGGAGACGCCTGAAGGAGAGAAAATAGTTGGACAAAAAGCGTTAGAACTAACGATTATACTAGCACAAGAAGCAGGTGCGTTATCTTCTGAATACCTGAAACCACCAATGGATTTGGAATATGAAAAGACTTTTATGCCGTTTATATTATTATCAAAAAAGCGATATGTAGGTATGTTATATGAGGAAGACCCTAATAAAGGAAGTATGAAATATATGGGACTATCGTTAAAAAGGCGTGATTCTTGTGATTATTTGAAGGACGTATATGGTGGTATTTTAACTATTTTGATGAAAGAAAATAGTATAGCTGCGGCAATAAATTATTTACAAGAGTCCTTAATGAATCTGGCAGATGGAAAAGTATCAATGGATAAATTGACTATTACCAAGGCACTGCGTAGTGATTATAAGAACCCACAACAAATAGGACATAAGGTATTAGCAGATAGAATAGGGTTGCGTGACCCAGGTAATAAACCGAAACCAGGGGACCGTATAAAGTTTGTATTCGTTGTAAATGATAAACCGGGTGCATTGATGGGAGAAAAAATAGAAATACCTTCTTACATTATTGAGAATAAGGTGCAAATAGATTTTAACCATTACATAACAAACCAGTTAATGAAACCTTTACAGCAGTTATTTGGATTAGCTGTGAAAGATATATGGATGCTACAGAATAAGAAAGGTGCAATTAAGACATTTGAGAAAGATGTAGAAAAATTAGAGAAAGATTGTGGTGATGACCTAGAAGTGTTTATGAAAAAACGAGAGAAAATGACAAATGTGAAAGTGAAGGCGTTATTATTTGATAAGACGCTACGATTAATATATAACCGTAAGAATAAGATTCAAACAATGGATGAATGCTTTGCCAAGTTAGGTGTAAAAAAATAGAGTAGAAAATATAAAACAATTAACATAAAAATAATATTACTAATATAACAATGAGGTTAAGATTATTATATTACTTGTGGATTGGGAGTTCCCAATATTTTTATAGTCGTCCAAGTTTTATTCATATGAATACTGACAAAGGGGTGCAAGACGACTTACATATCTCAAATAATGCGGGACAGTTATTCAAAGCCTTACACGAAACAGGTTCCGTATACAGTCATGGTTGCGATACACGCAATATGAAATTTGAAGAAGAAAGATATGAAAAAGTGGATGAAGAATTATTGTATCAACACAAAAAGAATATTTTGCGGAAGCATATAGTAGAACAATTACAAGATAAGTCAAATAGTTTATTGTATAAAGAAAAATTACTAGAAAAATATGATTTTTTATTTGATTTCAAAGATAAAGCAAGCAATACAGAAACTACATATAAGGTGAATGCGCCTAGTATGAATACAGGTGGGTTACTAGATGATTGGGAATCATACATTTGAATCGTTTTGATTATTTCGTAACGTGTTATTTGTTGGAAATAACATAACATAATTGAATTCTGCGGTAGGTTGATTATTTGAAACATCTGATACATTGCTGTTGATTGATTCATTTGAATTCATACGTTGTATTGGGATAGAATTGAATAATGAGTCGCTATTTTCACTATTAGGTGGTGTATTATTTAACGTAGAAGAAACACTTTGACGAAGAGGTATATTATCACGTATATCGTGACGACAAACAGGACATCGTACACTTTGACGGAACCAATTACGAAAAGGTTCTTGTGAGAAAACGTGACCACATATACGAATACGAGTTAGTACCTGATTTTCTTGAAAATCTTCTAGTGTAATTGGACACCGGGTTTCATTAATTAAGGGATAATTTTCTTCATTAAAGATAATATCTTCGGTAGCATCTTCAATTTGTTGTGTAGTAGGTGCAACTATGACATTTTCTTGTGGTTGATTCATACTCATTATAAGATTGGTAAGCCAATCCTGATTATTATTGGCGAAGGGTCTTACTGAAAAAAGTTCATTTCCAACGTTCAATCTAGTATTTCTGTAACGGGATGTAATAATATCGTTCCAAGATGGAGCATTACCTCGGCGTTGTATAATATTTGATTCATTATTTTGGTTTTGTCTAGAAGGTAAGTATATATTAGGAGTAAATGTGCTATAAGAAGTGCGTTGTTGTTGAGCATTACGTCGGTTATCACGGTATATATCTTGATACATACGATCTAGGTTTTGTAATACACTTGTCACAGTGGTTTGATAATCGCGCATTTGATTGCTGTATTGTTGCATAACAACACGTACATTTTGAATAACATTCAATAGTAGTGTATATCTTTCATTATGTGTTAGCAGTTCTGGTAGAAGAGGTGTAGTCTCTTGGCGTGATGTATTTGATGTTCTAGGTGTGTTTGGTGTGTTTGGTGTGCTAGGTGTATTTGGTGTGCTAGGTGTATTTGGTGTATTTGGTTGTTGTGTAAAAGTAAATGATAATGGTTGGTCTGGATTTCGTGTGGCACGGAAAGATGTGTTTTGATTCGCATTTCTATTATTACCATTATTACTATTGTTAGTATGTGAATTATTAAACTGTGGGTCATTTTGTGTTAAATCATTTATTTGACTTGTAAAGTTAGTTAATATACTGTTAATGATATCATCGTAGTCATTATTAATGTTATTTTGTTCCATTACTTGATATATACAGATATAAATATTTAAGTTGTTCTATGAAAAGATGTAAAGAAAACTCACGTAATATATTATTAATTACTTGAATATGGATATTGAGAATGAAAAAATTTTTCCCAAAACGATAATGGGATTACAAAATATGGGTAATACGTGCTATATTAATAGCTGTTTACAAGTGTTGTTACGAATTCCAGAATTAAATTGGTTATTAGAACAGGATGACTTTACAGAACGTATAAAAGAAGATGCAATTGAAACAATTATTACAAAACAATGGATAGAATTGCGTGATATTATGTGCTGTAATGAAGGTATTATGCGTCCAAATCAGTTTTTACATCATATGCGTGAGATGGCGAAAGAGAATCCAATGTATGAAATGTTTAGTGGTATTGAACAAAATGATACTCCAGAGTTCTTCACATTTGTTATAGAATGTATTCATAAGAGTGTATCTCGTAAGGTAGTTTATCGTTTACAATATGATGAACCAAAAACAGCATTTGATAAAATAAAGTTGTCTTGTTTATCAATGAAAAAGAAGGTGAACGAAAAGGATTATTCAGAGTTAGTAGATTTGTTTTATGGCATACAGGTAACAAAAATAGTATCAGAAAAAAACGTAGTAGAGTCGGTAAGACCAGAAATGTGTTTTTGGATTTCATTACCAATTGTAAATTACAATAATGACCCATTTGATGAATTACATGAATGTATTCAATGGGGGTTACAACCAGAGAAATTAGAAGGAGAAAATGCCTGGTACAATGAAAAGACGAAGAAAAAGGAAAATGTGAAATTGATAAAATCATATTGGTGTTTACCGAGTATATTATGTATTAATTTAAATAGATTTAGTTTAGATGGTAGCACAAAATTAACGAATGAGGTGAATTTCCCAATAAATAACTTGGATATGTCGCCTTATGTAGAGGGTGATAACCCAGAACAATATAAATATGAATTGTTTGCGGTTGTGAATCATATGGGAGGTTTAAATGATGGACATTATACAGTATTCATTAAACATAATAATTCAAAATGGTATCATATTAATGATGAACGGATACAAGAAGTAGGGAACGTTCTTGCATTAACAAGTAGTTTAGCATACTGTTTATTTTATCGTAAAAAAAATGAGTAATTATATATATAATGGATAATAATATTGAAAATGATACAACAAATATTGTAAATGAAACAAATGTAGATAATTTGCCTCAAGAAGCAGAAAGGGAAACTAGCAGCTTGGCGAGAGAAGACCAGTTAGTAGCAGATATATTTACATTACAAAATGGAGTGTATTTGGGTATTTTCATTATAGTATTTGGATTTACGTATATTTATATGAGGAAAGGTAAATCGGGGGCATCTATTGATACTCGGATGGTAGATTTTATTGTATTTGGATTAATTATCATCGCCATATTAGCATTTTTCCTACAAAACCGAAATGTGATATTCACAGAACCTTACTGGAAATCCCAAACAGATGATTTTATTGAGTATTTAGATAATGACTACAGTTTTATTAGTAATATATTAATTTTATTGGGACTCTATTTGGTTGTTTATGTATTTGGCATTCCAATGACAAAAGAAGACAAACCAATTAGTATTCGTATTTTGGAAGGAATAATGATAGGATTAATTGTAGTAACTGGGTTTGTGCTATTTTTCAAATATGTATTAGGGATTGATTTAATGGATATCATAAGTGATGTTAGTGCGGAACTTTCGAATGAAACGAAGGAAGAGTCGGATAATAAACCCGCAGCGGGACCATCAAAAGAAGTATTTAACGTAGGCAATAATAATTATACTTATAAAGAAGCACAGGCGGTATGTAGTGTGTTTGACGCAGAACTAGCAACTTTTGACCAAGTAGAGAACGCCTATAACACTGGTGGAGAATGGTGTAATTATGGTTGGACACAAGGTCAAATGGCGTTATTCCCAACACAAAAGAGTAGTTGGAAAAAGCTGCAAGATTTCCCACAGCATAAACACGATTGTGGAAGACCTGGAATTAATGGTGGATACTTCAAGAATCCTTATTTGAAATTTGGTGTAAATTGTTACGGTGTAAAACCAGATGGAAGTGAAAATGACTTGAACCGAATGAAAGCAAATCAAGCAACGCCTTATCCAAAGTCACCAGAAGATAAAGAAATGGACAAGAAGATTGAAAACTGGAAGAAAGATAAGGATAAAATGTTATTGAATTCATTCAATAAAACTATTTGGTCAAAGTATTAAGACGTGTATTGAATGACTAATTACAAAAACAATAAATAATAATACGTTTATTGTTTTTATGGTTTCTTCTTGGAACTTTTAGATTTTTTAGATTTTTTAGATGTTTTAGTTTTTTTAGATTGATTAGATTTGGATTTTTCTTTTTTCTGTATGTATTTCTTTTCAATAGGTTCAAGAATATCAAGTTCAATATCATCATGTATGACAACTGTATTACCTATCTGTAGTTTTTCATCGTTGTAGCAATGATTAGGTTTAGTAGCAACGAATAAACCAACTGGTACAACAAAATTTTTATTTACATACATAGGAATACCGCCCATATGATTAGAATTGTTCCATATTTTCTGTTCAAAACTACCTTTCATAGTATACAATTAGTGTATAAATTTTCATTTATAAATACGCTTTATTTCAGTAGAGTGTGTAGTTTCACGTTTGCTTTTCAAGTATTGAATAATAAAGTCAATTTGTTTTTCGTCGTTAATAATTTCTTTCAAGCATTTTTCAATAAACCCAAATGATAAGGATGTGTATTCTTTTTTCTCGTGCATACGTAATTCGCCGTCGCTAATTTCAATATGATTTTTAAGGTTGTTATCTTTCATGTAATGGGTAATATTGCTGGATAATTCATTTTTCATATCACGCATTTTTTTTGTTTTCTCATTAATTTCTTTTAATTTACTGTCTAACAATACCCATTTTTGTATATTTTCTATTAAATCTTTTGGAGGTTGATACGGAATGATAGTATTTTCATTTGAACTCATATTTTACTAAATACCTATACATTTTAGTAAAAAAAATAATATTAATAAAAATTTTGGTTATAGCTTGTAATAACTTGTCCGTTGTATATGAGAAAATAATCTTATTAGCATAATCAAGTTAGCTAATACTAATATAAATAAGAAAATTTGAAAAAAGCAAATGCTCCAAATGTAGACATATAATTCATTATAAATAATATTTACTAATGGACTGAGTAGTTCTCGTATATCTTTCTTGACATCTTCGTGTTTAAAGAAATCAAAATAACTATTCCCACTTAACCCCATATAAGTCTATTATGGTATGGTATATTTAATTTAAATACTGAACGAGACCGTATATGATAAATAAATTAATTAGTTTGAAAAGGAATCAAATAAATAACATGATATACAAATATTAATAAATGGCAAATAAGACAATTTATAGTTCTTCTGAAGACTTTAATAATTTCCCTTTTGATAGTTTGAAGGGAGGCAAACCAGTATTAATTTCAAGTAATAATTATTTTATTAAATATAACATTGAAGAACATCCAATTTATGTACAAATACCAAAGTGTAAAAGCAAGCAAGGCATTATCAATGTTGGAAAGAAATATTTTATTGATTTTTTATTAACAAATGATAATGAAGATTTTATAACGTGGATTGAAGCATTGGAAACGTTTAGTATTGATTACCTATATACCAATAGGGCAGAATGGTTTGAGGAAGAAATGGAGAAAGAAGAGATAGAGACTTACTTTGTATCTCCAATACGCGTATTTAAATCAGGAAAGTTTTATATTTTGCGTGTTCCAATTGCGAGTGCTATGGGGAAGCCGGTAATGAAAATTTATAATGAAGACGAGGTAGAAGTGCCTTATGATTCTATTAACGAAGATACCTTATTGTTAAGTGTTCTAGAGTTTAAAGGAATAAAATGTTCTCCTCGCAGTTTCCAGTTAGAGATTGAAGCAAAGCAAATGATGTCAATGAAACAAAATGAAATATTTAATCAGTGTATCTTCAAATCTTCAAAGAGAGATGTAGTGCAAGATGATAATAAAGGACCACAAAGTTTAGGCGAAGAGGTAAATAAAGAAACAAGAGAACAAGAAGTATTGGTAGAAGATAATAATTCGGATCTGGATGATAGTGTTGAACAACCAGAAACTGTTTTAGAGGAAACTAGTGAGGAACCTTTATTATTAACAAACGAACCAACAATAGAATCTGAATTAGTGGAAGTGAATATACAGACAGATGATTTAGAAAAGAATGCTGAAATACAAATAGATTTAGAAGAAGCAGACAGTTTAGAAAAAACGACAAATTCATATGGATTAGAGGAAGTAGATGATTTTGAAGCAAAAGTGGAAATTGAGCAACCATTACAATTAAAAGAGAAGGGTGAATTATATTGGGAGATGTATGGTGATGCAAAGCGTAGAGCCAAGATGTTGAAAGATATGGCGTTATCAGCATATTTAGAAGCAAAAGAAATTAAGCAAAAATATAATTTAGATGATAGTGACGAAGATGATTCTGATAGAGAATCAAACGAAAGCGATGAAGAATACGAGATTTTAGAAAAACTTTGAAAAAATTTTGTCCCTCGTTTATATATAAGGAAATGCTAAAAAATATTCGTAGCGCTTTATCCAAATTTTTCACCATGGAAAGAGTATTAATTGTTGTTGTTATCATTGTTTTGATCATTGGTCTTGGTTACTATACTGACGCAAAAAAGATGGTTCGTGATGCTATGGACACTGGCAAAGCAGAGCCAAAGAAAGAAGAGAAGAAAGAGTTAGAGGGTGCTCCAGTAGCTGCTGCTCCTGCTCCTATTGAGGGTTACAAGCAACAAGCTGTAGCTGCTCCAAGTGACTTACTTCCATCTGATGAAAACAGCAAATTCGCTGAATTGAACCCTAATGCTGCAAATGCTGACAGTGTTATGACTCCTGATTTACTACAAGCTGGATATCACATTGGTTTGGATACCGTTGGACAAACCTTGAGAAACGCTAATCTTCAACTTCGTTCTGATCCTGTAATCTCCAAGAAAGATATTGGTCCTTGGATGAACAGCACCATTGAGCCTGATATGGCAAGAACTCCTCTTGAATTAGGTGAACGATAAGTGAATAAGACCAATATTTAGTTAATAATGTGAACATATTGTATTTTCTTACAATATGTTTGTGATAATGGATACGATAAATGTTTGACATTGAAAAAATCGCACTATAATATAAGTAATATGAAATATTCCCAAGATATTTTAGGAACGTTAGTAATTATATTGGTATTGGTTGTTAGTTATTACATATATAATGATTATAGTGAAGCATTTCAATTAAAGTGTATTGTATCTACAGTGGATGGCAATAAATATTGTGTTCGTGAGCGCGAACGTGTGGAAGATGCAGTAGATTTATTAGCAGAAGTGACCACTATCTGTGAGAAATTGGTTTTATATATGAAAGAAAAGCATCCTGATAAAGATTGTGTAAAGCGTTTAGTTGATAAATTCAATCCTCGTAAAATTCGTGAAACACTGCCAACGAGCAGTTATACAGCGTATAGTGAAAATAAAGGTGAGAAAATAGCGTTTTGCTTGAATAAAAAGAAACACGACAATAATAACTTGATAGACAAGGATACATTGTCTTTTGTAGCTATTCATGAACTGGCACATATTATGACTAAATCTGTCGGTCATAAATCGGAGTTCTGGCAAAACTTCAAATTTTTATTGGAAAATGCGAAAGAAGCGGGATTACATAATCCGGTAGACTATAAGGAAAACCCAAGAGAGTATTGTGGTATGACTATTCATGATAATCCATATTATGATGCTTAAATATGCTCTTACAAGGGATATGAAAATGGAAATAATAATGCGTATATACACATTATTATTTCATGATTTTGTATTAAATAGTTACGCCTAAAACTTAAGCAGCCAATTTAAGACCACCGATTAGGTTAGCACCGATACCGAATCCAGCACCACCTCTTGCGGATTGTCCCATAGATGGGATAAATACATCCAATACAGCGAAAGTAGCAGCAGCAGTCAATGCAATAACAATAACTTCCTCAAGATTAGGTTGGTTCTTAGGGATAGCGAAAGCAGCCAAAGCTACAACCAAACCTTCAATAAGGTATTTAATAGCACGTTTTACAAGTTCAGTCAAATCCATTCCTATACTATACATTACGAAAATAAAATAACAATATATCAAAATTACTTAAATACATAATTATTAAGATTAATATAACATGTCTTCCTTTGAAAAGAAAACGTTAGAAGATGGTTCAACTAATCCTAAATATATTGATTTATGTGATGAAGACCCTGCCATCGCCGGTCAAAAGTTTGTTTGTATGTCATTCGTATCACCCGAAAAAATTCTAAAAAAACGTGAAGTTTACTTGTTTGACCAGTTTATTAAGAATTGGGATTTTTCTAAATCTATGGAACGCTATTTTGATTTCATTCATTTTATTGCTTACAAATACAACTTGAAGGTGGAAGGGCTAATTGATGATTTCAATGACTTTATTAAAGAGGAATCTTCTAAATTGAAGAAGAGTGGTATTGAGGATGATTATAAGAACTTTTTAGATAAGCAAGAAGAAAAAATGAATGAGAAATTCAACCGAGAGCATTCTTTTCAAACATCTGTTCGTGGATTAAAGGTTCGCGGTGTATACAATACACAAGAAGAAGCTGAAGATAGATGCAAAACTGTTCGTGAGCGTGATCCTAATCATGATATTTATGTAGGTCCAGTTGGAACGTGGATTCCTTGGGACCCTGATGCATACAAGACTGGACGTGTAGAACATATGGAAGAGGAGTTGAATGCATTACATAAAGAGAAAATGCAGAATGAAGAACAGGCCAAGAAAGAATTTGAAGAGCGTGTTCGTGAGACGAAACGAAAGGCTATTATGGAAAACATTGAGAAGGCAAAATCAAGTGGTAATGTCCTTACACAAAGTATTGATGAAGAGGGTAACTTACAGGGAGTCCAAGAAAATGTCAACTTTGAGGACCGTGAGGTTAGCACTACTGAATCCGCACAACTTCAAAATGAACTTTTATTAGAAGAGGTAAAAGCGCGTGAAGATTCCTCCAAAGAAAAAGCTGAATAGGCATATTAGTCTGATTCGCTCAAAAATAATGCTATAAAAATTGATATATAAATTAATTTATATACCAATACACAGTCATTCAAAGAAATACATTATGAACAGAACACAACTACTACGCTCTAGAAAATCCCGTGTTATTAGAAATAAAAAAAATAAAGAGTCCAGAATTCAGAAAGCAAAAGAAAAATTAAGACGGGAAATAAGATATAAGAAATTGAGAGATGTTGTAGATGAATCAAGATGGAACACGTTTTATGTTATATTAAAAAAAGAAATTGAAAAAAGTGAATATGCCACATTTTATAGATCATTATTAGATGACATGAACACTATGTATAGTGACATTTACAAATTTCGATTAATAACAAATTGTAACGAAAATATATTTGCAACTCAATCCATCAAAGACGAATTCTTATCCCTCTTTTCAAAAGCTCAAAAAAAATATAATTCTCTAGCACGATTAAAATATAGGTATATGTTTAATAAAGCAGAATATCGTAACGATGTTGATATGTTATTGTCGCCAATACATAGCACTATGAAAAATGTTATTACTGTATTTAATGAAAATAGCAAGTACTTATTTCGTATTCAAGAAATGAATAAAATATTCAAAACAGCATTATGTAATTATGACGAATTTGAAACCGCTCTTCCATTACCTTGTAAAAACCCTTATAATAATGTTCCATTTTCAAAAGCACAGTTAATAAATATATATAACCAAATGCTTTATAGCACATCGCAAATTGACCCAATGGTTACTTATTACTACAATGCTGGTTTTAGCTTATCCCTTCTTTACAAAAATAATTATATTAATATGAATGAGCAATCTATAAAAGACAGATATAATAATCTTTATGACAAAAAACATATTATTCGTGAAGTCAAAGAAATGGTAAATTATCTTAATGATATAACAAACGGAGATATAAAGTTTCCAAAGAATGATCATGTGTATATGGATTTAAAACCCTATTTACAGTTGTATTATAAATCTGAATATTCTACTGATGACTATGTAAAGCAAAGAACATTACAGGAGTTGAAGTATCGTATGAAATGCATTATTAATGCAAATCCAAAATATGGGCGACGTATCCGAAAAAAAAAGAAAACAATTGATTTTAATACTGAACATGGTGACGGTCCCTTTTCATTCCAAAAGTCAAAACCAAAGTTTGAAGAAACGACATCATTAGAACGTTGTCGTTTCCATTATCATAATACACTTGATGGATGGTTCAATAGCCACGAAAACAATCGGTTTGTTTATCTTGATGAGTTCCCTTATGAAGATATCGCAAATCGTGAAATTAGAGTTTCGCGAGTTAGACCAAACCTTACACCAAACCTTACTATAGAGACGCATTTTCGTACTGAAACTCCGCGTAGCTTAACCCATCATATGGATGTGGGAGACGCTTCCTATGATTACGATGGGTTAGAACAAGGGTTGGGACAACGTTCACGACCTAGTGACGAAGTAGCCGAAGAGTTACAACAACGTTCACGACCGAATCACGAAATAGGCGAAGCGGGGACAGGGATTACTAATAGTAATCAACAGTTTCCTACCAGTATGGATGCTATGCTTCAGAACTATATTACAGCAGCTAGTCAACAATCAGCTATAAATTCAGTTATAGATACACATCAAACTGCTAGAAATGTAAGCACAACTATTGATAATTTATTAGAAGCAGTGCGAACGATGCAAACATATGGGGATTCTCGGGAACCTACACTGTACGACTACAACGCTGCTCTTGCTTCTCTTGATGCTACTCCTAGTATGACACAAAGAACACAATCAGTTGAAACACCAATTAGAAATAACAATCGTGATGAAGAGCTTGAAGAAGGTGAAGTTGGTGAAGAAGGTGAAGTTGGTGAAGTTGGTGAAGTTGGTGAAGATAGTGATTATAGTTATGAAAGTGATGAAAGTGATGAAAGTGATGAAAGTGATGAATCTGATGAATCTGATGAAACAGATGAAGCTACTATAATAGATTCAGTAATAGCTAGAAGTAGAAACGAGGACATAGAAGATAGTGATACGGTAGAATATATGGATAATAATAATAAGGAGGAAGAAATAGATGATACGTGATAAATCACCACGAATAATCAATTACCATTTGGATTTCTTTACATTTATAGACGGGGCATTCTTTTTTTTGCTCTTACTTGGGTCATATGCTTCATCTTCATCATCTGACCCCATATTTTTAGATATTTCCCAGAATTCTTTTGAACCTAATCTGAAACTAGGATGGTTATCCGCTTTGTACCAAAAAATTTGCTCGTTCAGTTTGTTTGATTTTGCATTGTTGTTAATCACTAAACATTCATAATTCTCGGTAGTTTGGTCCATTACAGAACAAAACGACTCTAATGTTGGGAACATACTCGCATAATTCTCCCATATACGTTTACGATTTGTCAAATAGGGTTCTCGCAATATGAATACGTAATCTATATTTGTACGTAAATTGGGTGGAATACCTAAAGGATACTGCATTGTGATAATCAACATGATTTTCCAATGACGTCCATTCATAAAAAGAAGTCTCATCATTTTATCACGTGTCCAAGATTGGTCATATAAACAATCATCTAAAATTACGAATGCACGAGGGTCAATCTTGGTCCTTTTATACGTTGCTATTTCTTTATTCATTTGTTTTAATGCTGTTTTTTGACGTCTCAATATATTTTCAATCAATACAGTATTATATTCCTCGTGAATAAACAACCTAGGAACGTGTTCTGAATAAAACCCATTTCCTGCTTCTGTTCCAGAAATAACAGTTCCTATAGGGATATCTTGATGATAATACAATAAATCACGCACTAAAAACGATTTACCGGTATCACGGCGTCCAATCATGACAATTACAGGACCTTTATTTTCATTAGGCTTAAATGTGATTTCTTTCATATTAAATTTTTTTAATTCTAAAGACATTTACAATATTTTATCTGTATACATTTATTTTTGTATATAAACGCTGCTATAGTTTGAAAAGTAAGTTTGATTAATACAATTTAAATATATTTAGGAATATAATTAATATTTTCATTATGAATACACAAACAAATATGCCATTTGTAGCACATTTGGAACCAAATAAAGTATTGCCTATTATTGAACAAAAAAATGAATTACTTGATTTTGTTTCTTGCGACTCTTCTGTTAATCAAATACACGAGTTACAATTTTATAATCCGTTGTATGATACACTAAAAGATGTATCTTCAAATACCCAAGAAAGTTCATTAAATCACAAATACCATTTGTATTCTGAAAATAAAGTCTATATGTTGTCGGAAGGCATTGAAAAAAGTGTGGAAAAACAAGTATTTATTAAATATTCTCCGTTATTAGACCCATTACATTACATGATAGGAAAGTATGATAAACAAAGTAGTATTTTAAGAAATATGCCACATTGGAGAGACCTTTCAAATAATAAAGAAGTCCACAAAAAAATCAAAGACCCGAATAACTCTTCCTATGTTGATGGATTTTTTTGTTATTTGACTAATATGATGAAACACAATCATAGATTTCAACATGGATTAGATTTTTATGGTTCTTTTTTGGGTGTGCAGGATTATTTTAAAGTAGATATTGAGGATGATATAGAATATTTGACAGATTACGATTTTTTTCATAGCAATCTTGGAAAACTATTTTACATAAATCACGACCATATTAACAAGGTTATCTCTGATGGGACACGTAATCATAGAACAAAGATAAAAATGGGTTCTTCCATTAAAAACACTGAAATGGTATTTGATACACTAGACTCAACAGATGTTATTATTGATATAGAAGATATCAATGTGGAAAATTTAGAAGAGGTATATAGAAAAAATAGTATTGTAACCGATGATGGAGATGACGAATTAGATGAAAGTGAAGATGATGAGAGTTCTTGTTCTACTGAATCGTCAAATGAGAATAATAGTTCAGATGAAGAAGATAACATAGAAGATTATTCTTCTATAGGGGAAGATGAATATAGTGATGAAGATAGTGAAGATTGTCCGGTGTATGCGTATATTAAGGATTATCCAGTACAAATGATCTGCATTGAAAAATGCGAAAATACATTTGATATGTTGTTAGAGAATGGCGAAGTAAATTCAGAAAATGGAATTGCTTACCTATTTCAAATTATCATGATGTTACTTACATATCAGAAATGTTTTTCATTTACACATAATGACTTACATACAAATAATATTATGTATGTTCCTACTGAAGAACCTTATTTGTATTACCAATATAATAATAAACAATACAAAGTGCCTACCTACGGTAAGCTGTTTAAATTAATAGATTTTGGTCGTGCGATTTACCATTTTCAAGGTAACACATACTGTAGTGATAGTTTTGATTTGGATGGTAATGCTCATTCACAATATAATTGTGAGCCTTTTTTTGATGAATCAAAACCGCTAATTGAACCTAATCCTAGTTTTGACCTGTGTCGTTTGGCGTGTTCTATGTTTGATTTTGTAATGGACAATAAATTTGTTCCAGAACATCGTGATTTATGTTCTATTGTTCATACCTGGGTAGCAGATGATAATAATAAAAATATGCTTTACAAAAAAAATGGAGATGAACGATACCCAGAATTCAAGTTATATAAAATGATTGCACGTATTGTTCATCAACATACTCCTTCTTCTCAATTGAGTAATCCATTTTTTTTACAATTTGAAACAGAATTAGACACTATTCCTGAAACGATAATGAATATTGATGACTATCCAGTATATATTTCAAAATAGTTTTTTATAGTGAACTTTTTTTTTCCATTGCTGTTGTGTCCTATAATTATGGATGTTATTATGGTTTAAGAATTGTTTTACAGGGTCATACCCTGTAACCCAATATTGCGGTGGAATCAACTCATATATATCATATCTTGTTATTTCTTTTTTTTTCATTGAATACTCTCCCGGATAAAATAATGATTCTGGTTGGGATAGCGATTTTGGTACTGTATTTTCTTTATCTTCTTCTTTTCCTATGTTATGTAATATACAGTCTTCTTCTTTGTGACCGGAACGCCTACAATATGAACATACTTGTTTACATTGTAATAATTTTCGCATATGTACAGGAACTGAATTTAAGTTTACTTGTAGTTTACTACTACGTCTGTGTAAGTTTTGTATGGATATCATTGCTGTTTTTTAATAGAGGTTATCTTATATACAAAGTCACAAAATATTTCAATTTTTACATGTATTTTGTTTTAAATTCTTCAACTGTCATAATAGGTATATTATGCGATTGTGCTTTTTTTACTTTGTTAGATTCGTCTTCGTGTGATTTCACAATAACTACCCATACATTTTTATTCACAGAATCCACCAATGAACCTCCTTTTTCTTCAACTTTTTCAATTATAGAAGCATCGCGCACTTTTGTCATAACTATTTTTTTATCATAAAACACGTGATTAACATCAAGCACCTTTTCTTTTTTTTCTTTTTTTTCTTTTTTCTCAACTTCCAAAGAAGTAGTTAATAAGAACGTTTTGAATTTTTCAATATTATTTACAAATGCTTTTGCATTTTCTTTACCTATACCATTTATTTTTTGTAACATATCTATTTTTTCCGCATTGCTTTTCTTGCTATAAATAATATCTGGATAAGTATCCATAATGGGTTGTATTTTCTTTTTTCCTAATCCTCTACCAAATGTGCTAGAAAATGCCATAATATCTACCAAACTAGCATTATTTACTTTATCATGAATATTCTTATACATTTTTTCTGACGTATTTACAAACCCTGCTTTCTTGAAATCATTTGGTTTCATTTTCAAAATATCACCAATTGTTACAAACCCAATATTATGAATCTTTTTTAAATTTCCAGTTGATAGCCCGTCTACTTTCAATCCCGTAAAGAATGTTTCTACACGTTTGGCAAGAACATCCATATCATCTTCCACATTTTCTACCATAATATCAACATGAGTGTCATTCCAAACATATGGAATAGATGGCATTTTTGGTTCATTTGCTGGAGTAACTACACTTTTAATATAAGGTATCACGTCTCCACTACGAATGATTTCAATCATTGCTCCAACTCCTATTTTATTAGACTCAATGAATTGACCGTTAAATCCTGTAGCATATTCAATCGTTACACCACCTAATTGTATGGGTTCTATACGGACTTTTGGCTTTATGTATCCAGATTTACTTATAGTCCAAATAACATCAACTACTTTGGCTTCTGCTATTTGTTCTGATAGAACCATTTTGAACGCAAATGAGTGTAGCGGATTCCCTTCTTTGCGGGGATAAACCAAATCATTAGTTACAATAACACCGTCTGTCTCATATTTATAATTTGTTCTCCAATCAACTAAATAAGAAGAAAGCATTTCATTCGTTATATCCTTTTGTATAACGTGTTGAACTGTAATAAATTGTTCTTTTGATAGCATTTTCATTTGATAACTAGGTATAACTTGTGGTTCAATCAGTTCATAAGCAACAAAATCCAAATCTTGTATACGTTTGTCTACTTTTTTACTATTCATAATTCCTGAAACCATATTTCGTGGGTTAGCAAAATCGTTTGCGTATTTATCTTGAAATACATTACGGTCAATAATAAATTCACCACGAACTACTACATCTAATGTCTTCGGTAAGCTCTTTATATGTGGTATTAGGTGACTGACATCTTGCCCTACTTTGCCATCACCACGGGTATACAGTTTCTTCTCTCCGTCTATGATTGTGAATAATCCACTTACACCGTCCAACTTACACGACAATACATAAGGACCTTTATATTTGTTTTTCCAGTTTTCCAATGCATTCGTATCTGGTTTAATCTTGTCCATTGAACCCATAAAGTAAGGCAATGTTACTTTATTTTTTTCAACAGGAGCCCCTATTTGATGTAATATTGGGTTTGTTGGATAATTTTCTTCTACATAATCACGAATAATATCATATTCATTGTCGCTAATAAGAGGCTTTTTATTACGGTATGCTTTATTCGTTTTTTCTAATATCTCTACTAATTGGTCTTCTGTTTGTTTTTGTAAGAATTGAATTCCGTCTTGGCGAAATAGCTTAATGTTCGCTTGAATAGTAGGTTTTTTTACTTTTGTAGTTTTTTTTGATTTTAGCTTTTCTGGTTTGGATTGTGGAGATGGATTAGGTATAATTTCGTTACTTAATATGAACTCAATAGAATCACCTCCCAATCGTTCTTCTGGATTTCTATATACTAATCCTAGGAAGTCAAATATATCTTTTTCATTACGGAAAATATGATTAACCTTGTTTTTGTCTTTTGTAGTAATTCCGTGTTCGTTCATTGAATATCCCTTTGATAAAGCGTGTGCACGCATTACTACATTAAATTCTTTACTACCAGTAAAATATAATATAGCAAATGGGTATTCTTCAGGTGTAGTATACATAAAATCAACTCGTCGTGCTTTTGATTTTTTATTCAAATGACTTACAACCAAACACTTGGTAGGTCCTTGAGATAATACTTCAGTAATGATTCCGGTTGTTTGTAATTGTTCAATAAACCTAGTAAACATTGTTTTATCATTGGATGTTATAATTACATCTATATCACCTGATTGTGCGTGACCTCTACGATAACTTCCAACAATTTCATATTGGTCGTTACTATCCTTTGTAACATTTTGAAATGATTCCTTGAATAATGTGTTATAACCGTCAATTTCAGTGCGAGGGATTTTTTCTAATATATCTTCGTAATATTTGAGTCCAATTTTTTGTACATTATTTAATAATTCGTCTTGACGACTACGTAATTCTTGAATAGTAGTAACTCCACTAGCAATAAGCTGTTTTTCTTTTACTGGTCCAATACCATAGATGTTGGAAAATAAAGGTTCTGGAATGTTACTTACTGTTTCGCGTAGGCGGTTAAGTGATGCAATTTCACCTGTAGTAAAGAATTCTGTGATTTTTTTATACATAGCTTCGCCAATGTTCTTCACTGATTTGAAATTTTCAATTTCAGTAATAGGCTCTTTTAATCCAATTAGAGTATCACGTGCCTTTTCATACGAACGACTACGTATATTATCACCTTTCTCCTTCATAAGAGAAGCAAATTCATTAAGAACCGGTATAATTTCTTTACGTAGGTCCTTTGACATTGTTTTGAAAGTAAAGGGCTATATGTAATGTAATGATAAGAATTTTAACTTATTTGAATACTTATCATTTTAATAGTAAAAACCTTTCAATTTTAAATTAATATACTTTAAAAGTCAGGGTTACCTGTAAAAACTTGTGTGTCGTTCGTAGTTAATTCAACCTTGCCAGTTAATGCATTCATAAAACTATCAATACTTCCTTCAAATGATACTAATATGAATATCATAAATATACTAGAAAACATAACGTATGCGGTATCACGTAATACATATTTTAATGGTGTTTCATCTTTTAAATATTTACGCTCAATAAACTTGGCAATAAGAAATAAAACACTAATACAAAAGGCTACAAATAGTAGTTTTTCCATTATATACATTCTTATCTGTTAATTTGTTTCTTATTAAAACGCAACTGCTGGTAACTCCTCAATATCATTTAATACCAATGAATCATTATCTAAACTTTTAATCGCTTGGTCTTCTAATACATCAAAATCCATCAGTTTCAAATTTTCTGTGGTATCTACTTTCAAACGTTCAAAATCATCTTCATCATCTAGCATTTTCTGTTCCAATGCTCTGTTTGTGCTAATTTCTTCTAAATGTTCAATATCTTTGGGTGCATCTACTTTCTTAATAGAATTCATACTATCCAACACAGAGTCAATATCATTAAATGATAATGTAGTAGTAGTTACTTTTTCTTCAGGATTGGCATCTTCAATTGTAGATACTGTTTTGGGGGGTTCTTCAGACTCATGAGCGTCAATTATTTCCTTCAGTTTTTCTTCTTTCTCAACCTCTACTTGTGAAGTTGTTTTCACTTCGTTTTCAGGAGTTGTGTTTCCACCATCAACCATACCTTCTTTTTCTTCGGGTTCCTCAATGTTTTCAATATATACTTCTTCTTCTTGTTCAATACTTTCATCCATATAAGCACGAATAATCTCTTCTGTAGGAATACTTTCACGAATCGTGTTCATAATACATTCTTGAATAATAATTTCTAATTCACGATTATTCTTTTGTTGCTGAAGGGGTGAAATATTCTTCTCAAACAAATGCACATTACTGTAAACCTTTCTTGCTACTAAAATGTATACCTTATGAATAAATACATCAAGTTTTGGGATAGTAATGTCAATCTTCTTTTGCTTATTCCCAACACGAATACAAGTCATTATTTTTAACTGAATAATGTGAACACACGTAACTAAATCTTCTAGATAGTTACATCCACTACGTTCAATAATATGCGTTTTTTCTTGCTCAATAATACTATTATTCCATTTTGGAATGTGTGATAGTAGGTTTTGAAAAGTCATTAAGTATTTGTTTACTTCTTCGTTAGTTACACACATTTTCCATGCTTCATCAAAAATAGAGCGAATACCATCCGCTATTAGTGGCGTAAAAATACTCACTAAACGGCTACACCACTCATTACGAGATTCATTTAAATTGGAAATCACAAAGTCGTCCATCTCCAATATTATAAAGAAGTTATACTTTTTATATCTTTGTTTTTACGCACAAATACATAATCCAGCATATACAAAATAAGTAATTTCTCGCAACGGATTTCACTACTAATAGTATTAAAGCATAATCGCAAGGAACTTTTCTTTAATGGAGACAGATGGGCACAATTGTCTAACCATGAAATTACATCCATACAACTAAAGCCTTTTTCATATAATTCGGATGCTAAATTAAATAAATAATCATGATTAAATTCGTAATCAAATAAATCCATCATTTGTTGGTTGAACCACTCCGTGTGTGGATTTTCTATTTTGGGCATAGTTGTTTCAATATGATGAACGTGTAAATTAACTTCTTTATCATTCATTATAGGGTTAGGAATGTAAATCTCACAGAATCGTGACAAGATTGGCTGTAATAGTTTATTTTTATTTACAGTTACAATAAAGAATCTTGTAGTATGACTAAACTGTTCTATTGACCTTCTTAATGCAGATTGAGCGTCAGTTGTTAAATATTCTGCGTTAAATAACACGATTGATTTGAATAAAATGTTTTCATTTACTTGTACGTTCGTCTTTGCGAAGAATTTTATATCTTCCCGAATAAATTTAATCCCTTTACCGTGTGCACAGTTAACGTATAGCACATTCTTTCTTATTTTTTTTACGTCATCATTGTAAATTCTAAATAAAAAAGAATATAATATTGTTTTTTTCCCACAACCATTTCCACCGTGAAATATAATATGTGGGACTTTATTTTGCTTAATAAATAATCCTAACTTGTTATAGATGTTTTCGTGTTCTCTTAATGAAATAGCATCCTTTACTATACAAGGGATACTATTTTCGTTCATAAAGTTGTTTATAATTGTTTCTTTATATTTAATTGTTTTGTGAATAAATATCTTTCTTCATTCATAGTTTTACGCCGAAGATTACACGATAGGCAACATATTACTACGTTCTCTTTTATATGTCCAATAGAATTATCTAGGCGGTCAAGTGTCCATTGTTGAGGGTCTCTAATATTTTCATAAAATATTGTAGTAGTATTATTGCAATAATGGCATTGTAGATTACAGTTTATCAATTTTGAAGCTATATCTTCAACGGACAACACAAGAGACCCATCCATTTTCTTAAGTCTGTCTTGTTGTACATATCCACTTCGTTTATAAGAACATTGTGTGTATAATTCCTTTATAATTTGTGATTCTTGTTTTGTTTTGTCGGCACAAACGTGTACTAACTGCGATAACCCTCCCAGAATATCTTCTATATTACATTCTAATATGTCTTGTTCCCACTTTTTAGATATTTTACGTTTTGGCTTTTCTTTTTTCTTTTTTTCATGAGATGGTAATAAAATAGTTTTTGTATCTTCCATATAATATAAAGTTGTTTTTGAAAATAAGATAAAACGAACACTTGTAGTATATAAAGAGTAATTATTAATGACTACAAGAGAAGAAACATTACTTGATGGTTCTTTAAATGAAATAATTCAACCTAATCAAACAATTGAAGATTTTTTAGATAACGAAAAAATTCAAAACAGGAAAGAAGCGTGGAATAAACTTGACAGGACCACTAAATTACAAAAACTACATCATTTTGCTGAAATATACGGTAAAGAAAAAGCATTACCAATGAAAGAGGTGAAAATACTAAAACAATTCTTCAAAACATCTCTTGAAAAGAGGAAACTTCAAAAAACCAAAGAAGTTGTTTATGACAAACAAACTGGGGTTATTAAGTCCGTTCCTGGACTTATGTATAATAATACCAGTAATCAATATACATTAAGAAACATGGATAAGAAAGTATCAACACTGAAATCTCTTACTCCTACTACAAATAAATCCCCGTAAATATATAATAATAATGAATATAAACATTTTTTATTATTAATAATAGTTACTTGAAGACGTTATGAATAATGATGTAAAAATGACTATAGATATAGACGAAAAGATTAAGAAATTGTTTGAACAGCAATTAGAGCTAGAAAAAGAATTAGCTCATGTTATGTCATATGCTGGTATGACAACACGTTCTCGTTCAAATAGCGTTATTAAAGAAAACGATTCTGAAGTATATGCTAGCGATAATAGTGATAATAGCGATAGTGAAAACTATGATACATTTTTTGAAGAAAATTTTGGGGACATTACTGAAATGGTTCACGAACTAATAGATGAATACTTGAACACCAATGTATTACAAATGAAGGACCCAGATTTCCAAGAAAAAATGTTCAATGAGTTAGCACAACATATCCAATCCTATTTTGACAGTATTACCCTAGAAAATGTATCAAGTAGTGTCATTACTCAAGAAATAATAGATAATATACCCACTTTATATGATTGTTTTATTTCCTCTAATTTAATTCCACCTCGTAGCAGTAATAATGTATATCAACAATACATGACTACAGAAGATACTTCCGTTGATTATTTAAAAAATCAACTTGCGTTGTTAGAATGTGCTGAACAACCAGAACAACGTTCTAGTGAATGGTATCAATTTCGTCACAATCTGATTAGTGCAAGTAACCTCTGGAAAGTGTTTGGCACACCCGCAATGCAAAATAGTTTGATTTGTGAGAAATGTATCCCATTAGAAAGCAGTTATGATACTACCAAATTTGTAAATGTAAACAGTCCACTGCATTGGGGTGTTAAATATGAACCTGTCACAGTAATGATTTATGAATCATTATACAAAACAACAGTTTCTGAATTTGGATGTATTCAACACCCACAATATACTTTTCTTGGAGCATCTCCTGACGGTATTAATACTGATATTTCTTCTGAAAGATATGGACGTATGTTAGAAATCAAAAATATTGTTAATCGTGACATTACTGGTATTCCAAAACTTGAATATTGGGTTCAAACACAAATTCAAATGGAGTGTTGTAACTTACCTTTGTGTGACTTTATGGAGACACGTATTAAAGAATATGAAAACAGTTCCGATTTTTATGACGACTTACACAGTCCTATTTATAAAGGAGTTGTATTAAATTTCTCTCACGAGGATATGAAAAACCCAAATCCTAGATATATTTACATGCCATTTGACATTGATACTGATGTAACTAGTGTAGATGATTGGATTAATACACAAAAACAATTACTAATGAACGAACAGCACGTATTAGTAAACACCCTTTATTGGTATTTAGATGAATATTCTTGTGTTGTCATTCAACGAAACCGAAAGTGGTTTTCTTCCGCTCTTCCAGAGATTGAATCAATTTGGAATACTATTGAGAAAGAACGTGTGGAAGGGTTTGAACATCGTAAAAGTAAAAAACGAACACCTAGTCTAGTCATTGAAACAATTACTGATGGAGATATAAAAGTATTAGACGCAATAGGCTCTGAACAATGTGTTGACGTTCACAAATTAGATACATAGCCGTGTATTGTATACGTTATGTGAAAACCTTATGAAAAACTATATAGATAATTACATTCTTTATAGTTTATATATCTATTATTGTGATGGCTACTTCACCAAAAGCATATACTGATGTTGATGACGAGATGTACGTTACAAAGCGTGATGGACGCAAGGAAATCGTGTCATTTGATAAAATATTATTACGAATTAAGAAAGTCGGTTCTGAGGCAAACATTAAGGTAAATTATACCTCTCTAGTTATGAAGGTTATCGACCAAATCTATGATGGTATTACAACTACTTTAATTGATGAAATATCCGCCCAGCAATGTGCTTCTATGTCAACAGTTCACCCTGATTACAATGTTTTGGCCGGACGTCTTACTGTTTCCAATCACCAGAAAAATACATCTTCTAGCTTTGTTGAAGTTATGAACAAATTATATTATTATAAAGATAAACATGATGTTCATAGCCCTATCGTATCACAAACACTTATACAAGTTGTCAATGAACATGGAACCGAGATTGAAGCAATGATTGATTACAATCGTGATTATTTAATGGATTACTTTGGAATAAAAACACTAGAACGTGCATACTTACTACGTATAAACAAAGTTATGGTTGAACGTCCACAACATATGTGGATGCGTGTCAGTATTGGTATTCATGGAAATGATTTGGTAAAAATCAAAGAAACATATGATTACATGTCAAACAAATATTTTACTCACGCTACACCTACTCTTTTTAATGCTGGAACCCCCCATCCCCAGTTGTCTTCTTGTTATTTATTAGCAATGGAAAATGATAGTATTGAAGGTATTTATAATACATTGAAAGATTGTGCTCTTATTTCCAAGTGGGCTGGAGGTATTGGATTACATATTCACAATGTCCGTGCTTCTGGAAGCCATATTCGTGGAACGAATGGAAGTTCGAACGGAATTGTTCCAATGTTACGTGTGTTTAATCACACTGCCAAGTATGTTGACCAATGTGTTGTTCCAGAAACCATTATTTACACCACCAAAGGTCCCATTGAAATTCAAGATTGTATTGTTGGTGAAACGGAAATCGTCAATGCACAAGGCGAAGTGGAAACTATACAAGATGTACTTGAACACCCATACGAAGGCGAACTATTAAATATTCAAACATTACATTCAATGGTGCCCTTACAAATCACCCCCGAACATCCTGTTTGGGCTATACAAGGGCAGAAAAAAGGACTTAATTATAGTGTGATTGAAAACCGTTTGAAGAAGAAACACGCTCTCATGGAATGGGTAGAAGCAAAAGAATTAGATGAAGACTCAATGGTTGGATTCCCTATTCCCAGTTATAAGAAAGATATAGAAACCATTTTTGAGAAAGATTGTTATGTATATGGCTTATTGTTAGGAGATGGTTATATGAATAATAAAACAGATGCTTCCGGACACATTACATTACACAAAACCAATAAAAAACACATAGAATCCTTCTTGACTAATTATTTTAATGAAAATTGTGTTCAATATAATGTACAAACCGAAGAAAATACTACTCGTATTCGCTGGAACCAATGCTTACATTTACCCTTTCGTCATCAAGACCTGTATAATGAACAAAAAGAAAAACGAATTACGTCTCGATGGTTGCATTTACCACTCTACAAAATTAAACAAATTGTAAAAGGACTATTACATAGTGACGGGTGTATTCATAAAGAAATTGTCTTTGATACTACTTCACGCACATTGGTAGAAGGATTACGATATTTACTCCTTCGTATGGGTATTCTTACTAGTGGGTACGTTCGCAACCGTATTGGTCAGTCCCATCGTACTGTTCACGGGGATATTATTGAACATAAGCGATTGAATTATTGTTTGCGTATTCCCAAAACACAAGATATATGTGAATTATTGGAGTTAGAGTATGATTCATCGCAATTTTTCAAATTCTTCACATACGAAAATATGTTGTTTACCAGAATTCAATCTATCGAAAGCAGTCAATATAAAGGCGTATTATACGATTTACAAATGAAAGATGAACACAATTATTTGATACATAATGGTTTAATTCATAATGGAGGCGGTAAGCGAAATGGTAGTTTTGCCATTTATTTGGAACCTTGGCATTTTGATATTGAAATCTTTTTACAAATGCGTAAAAACCACGGAGAAGAAGATTTGAAAGCACGTGACCTCTTTTATGCTTTATGGACTCCCGACTTATTTATGGAACGTGTCAAAGCTGATGCTGATTGGACATTGATGTGTCCTGACGAATGCCCTGGTTTATCTGATGTATACGGAGATGACTTTAAAGAACTATATGAAAGATATGAAAGTGAAGGTAAGGGACGTACAGTCATCAAAGCTCGTTCGTTGTGGTTTCAAGTATTAGACGCTCAAATGGAGACAGGCACACCTTATTTATTGTTTAAAGACCACGTGAATCGCAAATGTAATCAAAAGAACCTGGGTATTATCAAATCTTCTAACTTATGTTGCGAAATCACGGAATATTCCGATGATAAGGAAACCGCTGTATGTAACTTAGCAAGTATTGCATTGCCCGCGTTTTTGAAAAAACGTGAAGAAGACGGATTTATGGTATTTGACTATGACGCATTACATAGCGTAACCCAAGTCGTAACCAATAACTTGAACAATATTATTGATGTGAACTTTTATCCAACAGAGAAAACACATCGTAGTAATATGCGACACCGTCCTATTGGTATTGGTGTTCAAGGATTAGCGGATGTATTTTTTCAAATGGATGTTGCTTTCCATAGCGAACAAGCAAAAGAATTAAATAAGATGATATTTGAAACCATTTACCACGGTGCATTGACTATGTCGTGTAAATTGGCAGTAGAACAAGGTAAATATGAAACATTTGATGGAAGTCCCGCCAGTAAAGGCGAATTACAGTTTGATTTGTGGGGTATTGACCCTGGACAAGACCGTTATGATTGGAACGCAATGAAACAAGAAATTGTGGAAAAAGGGTTACGCAATTCTTTATTGGTTGCTCCAATGCCTACTGCATCCACATCACAAATTTTAGGATATAATGAATGCATTGAGCCCATTACCAGTAACATTTATAGTCGCCGAACATTGGCAGGAGAATTTGTTTTAGCAAATAAATACTTGATGAAAGAATTAATTGACCTAGGTATTTGGAACGAGCAATTGAAAAACAATATGGTTGCGAACCACGGAAGTATCCAGCATATGGAAGTTGTCCCAGAACACATCCGTAATAAATACAAGACTGTATGGGAAATGCCTATGAAACATTTAATTGATATGGCTGCCGACCGAGGCGCATTTATATGCCAAAGCCAGAGTTTGAACTTATGGTTAGAAGAACCTAACTACTCAAATTTGACATCTATGCACTTTTATTCTTGGACGAAGGGATTGAAAACGGGTATTTACTACTTGCGTCGTCGTGCGCGACACCAAGCACAACAATATACTATTGAACCCGAGAAAGCAAAACACGGCGAAAATACTGAACTAGAAAATGAAGATGAAATCTGCGAGATGTGTTCTGCTTAATGGTAATGTTATATCATTACATAATGGTTTAGTCAATAATGAATAAAAATATAAATATTATATATATTTTTATAATGGGACCAAAACGTAAAGGAAAAGAATCAGGAACAAGAACAGGAGTAAAGACAAGGCGAACCCGCAGTCCTACCCGCAGTCTTACCCCACCTCTTCCTCCAGGTGATGATGAAAGCGATAGTGATGCCACAAATATTCCCCTCAACGAAGATAATGAAGACGCAGAAGAAGAAGAAGAAAAAGACGCAGAAGAAGAAGAAGAAAAAGACGCAGAAGAAGCAGAAGATAATGAAGGCGCAGAAGCAGAAGCAGAAGAACAACTCAGCCAAGAAGAAGAAGACTTCTTTAGTCAAGAGATTTTTCAAGGTAATGAACAACCCGAAATAGATGCTATCGAAGCACTTGTTGATAAAGTAGAAGCGTCACAATCTCAAGGAGAATTCTCCCAATCTCAATCACAAGAAATTATTTTAGCAATTGAATCAAACGGTTGCGAGGAGGATGAGGAGGTCGTCCAAGAAGTTCAAGACCTTGAAAGTCGTCTTATTAATCCTAATAATGCAGGAGAACGTATAGCTCAATTATACCTTGAGTTACTACGCTCTACGGGAGAAAATATTCGAGAAAATGTTAAGGGAATGATAGAACAATTAAAACTAGCTATCCGAACAATGATGACCAGCACAACAGCAAAGGCTATGTTTGAACAAATCAACGAGCATGTAGTACCATTAGTTCGCACTGTAGCTACAACATGTGTTGGATATTATGTTGGTTCATATCTATTAAGATACATTGGTGGAATTATGAATTATCTTCTAGGTACACATACTACGATAACACTCATTTCCCTTGGTAGTGCTGGTGTGCATATCGTATACAATGTAGGAACTAGAGAAGGAGGTGCAATGTTAGACCAAGCGGTAGCTGCTGTAAACGCTAATATAGAGATTTTTTTAGCAGGTGTGAATCGTATTAGCAATATTACAGATAGCACGCGTGAAACAATGCGAACGCAGACATTAAATGCTGTTAGAGATAACGTTCAACAAGCTATTAATCAATCTACAGGAGATTATCGGGAAACTGAAATGGATAATATATTGAGTGAAATTGAGAATTTAACTCCGAATGATAGTGAGTTCCAAAGAAAAATTCAAGAAATTCAAGATAGACTTAATGCATTAATGGCACCGGTAGAAGTAGCCGACAACAACAACGAAGGCGAAGACGAACACGAAGACAACGAAAATTTTGGTGGTAAAAGAGTAAAAAGAAACAAGACAAAGAAAACCAAAGCGAAGAAAACTGTTAAACGTAAAGCGAAGAAAGTAAAGAAAACAAAGAAAGCGAAGAAAACAAAGAAAACAAAGAAAGCGAAAAAAGCGAAGTCCACATGAATAACCTATAAACTTATAAACCCATAAACATAAAAAATACAATATTTACATTTTTATGTTTTTACATCTCATCTACTCACACAAGCTTAAAATAAAAGCATGGTTTTCATTTTCAAATAACATTTACTTGTGATTTCAACATCATATAAGGCAGTATGAAGCTTGGAACTATCTAATGGTTCATCTGGATATAGTTTCGTATACAATTCTAACAATGAAGGATTCTTTATTCTGGGTTTATGCCTTGCCGAAGCGGGTGGCAACGTAATGTTACAATACTCTTTTCCTTTCAACATTGTATCATATACAGGTTTATCTATCTTGAATGATTTTATTTCGCTCGGACATACTGGCTGACTCCTATAGAAATGCAAATCACGAACATTAAATGATTGTCCCACTGTAAGTAAATGGTCTTTTTGTAATACCATATTATTTCCTTCCAAACAAATAGGAATATCCATTTGTTGCATGTAAGCAACCATTGTTTCAAAGGAACTTGCTTGTTTCAAATAGTTCATAAATTCATTTTCATATAAACGAATCAATCTGACAAAAGAAGCCTTCATAATTTTTATGTCAAATACCAGGTTGTGTCCCACCATGACATTTGCTTTTTTATAGGCGTTCATGAAAGCTACGCACGCTTCTCCTAATGATACACCTTCGTTCTTTGTTTTTTGTTTTGTGATTTTATGTACTTTCAATGCTCCTTCTGATACAATCGCATCATCTGGTATCTGCACATATTCATTATAACTTTCTTCAATTTCGCCTGTAGTATCATCTACTAATACAAAACATAATTCCATTAGATGAGGAGCGTCTTCCAATGGGTCAACTGGATAGGCAAAAGCGTCATCATAACGAGGGAATAATCCAGTGGTTTCTGTATCAAATATTAACGATTTAGACATAGTTGTTGGTTTTTGAGTGCTGTATTTATTATACCGTGATAATCCATTTCAATTTTTCATTTCACCAAGACAACCACATAAAGGCATTTTTGGGTAAATTAGTATATGAATACAAAAATACCATTCCATTCAAATACTACATTGGTTAGTTGTTTTTATAATATTTATAATAAATCCAAAGAAGAATGGGGGTGGCGATTGCAACAATTTGAATCCTTAATGAAATTGAATATTTATATGGTAGTATTTACAGATAACGATTGTTATGATTCGCTTTGCGAATTGTGTGCTTCATATGCGAATCACGTATATATACACCCCCCATTAGCCAAAGAAGAATGGTTTACATATCAACATTGTCATTTGGAAAATACAGAGGCACTTCCCTCCACACGCAACCATACGAAGGATACATTTTTATTTATGATGCTTATGAACGAAAAACCTATTTTTGTACAACGCAGTGTAATCCTCAATTATTGGAAAACGCATTATTTTGGATGGATAGATTTCAGTATTGGTTATATTTTGAAAACACCTAACAACTCATTAAAGACCTTACAAACTGTATGTAACCATTCATTATTTCATAATGATTCATTTTTATATATACCTGGTTGCTGGACTCCGTTAGAGTATATAAATATGGATTATTTGGCACATAACGTTGTCTGGCGTTTTTGTGGTGGCTTTTTTATTGGTTCTCACGATAAAATGATGGATATGGGGGATGTAGTGAAAACACACTGGAAAGAATATGTAGAATCAATCCAAGTGTATAATTGGGAAGTTAATTACTGGGCATGGTTAGAATACAAAGGTAAATGGAACCCTACACATTACTACGGAGACCATAATGACAGCATCTTTTCTATTCCATTGACATATTTTACAATTTGTTTGAAAGGACTGTCAAACAAAGTGATTTGTGAATTCCCGTTATTACAGGGTTATGAACCATCTAATACATGCTTCGTTCATCATAATGGAACTGATTACCTTAACTGTCGGTATGTAAATTACTGGTACAACCGGAATTATCATTACTGTATGAATCATAAAGAAGACAAGATAATTTCAAAAAATTTATGTATCAACCAAAATACCTTGAAACAAGTATGGATGAAAGATGAATCAATACAATTAGAAGGGGACGAATGTATGCATAATGGACTAGAAGATATACGGTTATTTTCTTATTGTGACGAATTGTATTATATTGCTACCCAGCGGCAATATTCCACAACGGGAACAAATCAAATGGTCTTTGGGAAGTACGACTATGACAATGGTTCGTTTCTTGATAGCAAACGATTGCATACACCCTTTCATTGGAAATGCGAAAAGAATTGGTGTCCGCTTGTTAAATCACATACGGGTGGCAAAGAACAGTTATACTTTATTTATCAATGGTATCCAATGCAAATTGGAATAGTCAATGACCAAGGATTTTTAGAAATCATTACTGAATACTCATTGGATGACTCGTTTGCCAATGTGCGTGGGTCATCGTGTTTTACACTTCAGGGAGACTGTTATTTGGGACTGGTTCATTATAGTGTGGAAACGCACCCTCGTCAATATTACCATATGTTGGTTAGTTTAGACAAAGATACACTGAAGCCACTGAAAATGACATATCCCTTTTGCTTTCAAGGTTTGGGAATTGAATTTTGTATAGGGTTTGCGTGCAGGGAGCATCGTTATGATTTCTGGGTTTCGTTCTGTGACCGCGATGTGTGTAAAATTTGTGTTGATAAGAATGATTTGGTGTTAGAAAAAATTGTGGTTGTAAATGGGTGATTTTATGTAGTCATATTATAAATAGAACTATCATATGAGTAATATTAATAGCCTTGTATTACAAATTCAAAGCACAATAGATATATACGAACTACAAGCAGAAAATCAAGACAAGAAAAAAGAGATATGTTATGAGGGTAATACATTGAGTTATGCAAATTGGATTCTTGGACTACATAAAGATGAATCCCCCAATACAACCAACACAGTATATTTATATACAAACGTGTGTAAAAAGAATGATGGTATGTATGAAGAGTATTTACTAGTACGACCAGATAAAAAGATTAAAGATGATAAAACACTAAGGACGCATATGAAGGAAAAATATAAAAAAGATGAAGGTGATTTAAAAGATAATAAAGATTTGTTGACAGATGGACGCACTGAATTAAATAGATTGACAGAAAAATTAAAGGAAAATGAAACATTACGTAAGGATAAAGTGAAAACATTAAAACAAATACGTAAAAAAGTTACAACAGAACAAGAGGAATTAACAGATAAAAAAACTACTCTAGAAGATGAAGGTTTAGAAGATAAGTTGAATGAAATAAGTCCCAAACTATTGGAACAACAAAAAAAATTACGCGAGAAACAAGGAGAAATACGCGAGAAAGAAGAACAACGAGACGATATTATGAATTCACTTCAAAATATTCAAGGAGGTGCCGATAGTGATGACGATAATGCCGGTCCAACTGATATTAGTATCACTGCTACAACTTTACTAGACACTAACGATGATACAGAGGGAATGGAACAACAGACGAACGATGATACAGAGGGAATGGAACAACAGACGAACGATGATACAGAGGGAATGGAACAACAGACGAACGATAATACAGAGGGAATGGAACAACAGACGAACGATGATGACCAAAGAATAGAACAATTAAATGAAAAACTAGAACAATTAAATGAAGAACTAGAACAATTAAATAAAGAACTTGAACCTCTTCAACAAGAAGTAACTGTTTTAGAAGAAGATTTTTCAAAAATAAATAACAGAATACAGGAACTTGGTATTGCCACTCTTGAACAAACCATCACAGATGAATTGGAATCAATTCAAACACTCACACAAGAACTTACTGAATTGAATAAACAAGGTGGTTTAATTGACAATGATATTGAAGTTTTAGATGTAGTCTCTACACTTGAACAAAAAATAGAAGCACACAAACATAACTTTGAGAGTAAACCGAATAAATTATACGAAATTAAAATTAAAGATTTTGGAGACGACAATGTACAAGCGGTTAATGTCCTTAATGCGGATTACATTGATATCGGCATGTTATATGAAGATGTAGCTTATATGGTTGGAAAAAAACCCACAGAACTTCCTACAGAAGACCCTGTAATCATTAGTGAAAGCGATAATACTGAATCAACCTCCTTCGCACAACAACCTGTAGTAACTGGTGAAAGTATCTCTCACAGTGACAGTGACACAGGAAGTGACAATGTTAGTATTGGTGAAAGCGATAATACTGAATCAACCTCCTTCGCACAACAACCTGTAGTAACTGGTGAAAGTATCTCTGACAGTGACAGTGACACAGGAAGTGACAATGTTAGTATTGGTGATCTTGATATTCTAACTCCTGATAAACAACAATTATTGCTTGATGAATTTGACAGTAATAATCTGACACTACAAGAACAAGATAAGCCTGTTGTAATTTCTTTAGATAGTGATAGTGATAGTGATAGTGATTTTAACATTGAAGCTTCTTTTTTTAATGAAAAACCATTGCTTGAGGAAGTTCCCAGTGATAATCTGACACTACAAGAACCCCCTGCTGTGATTTCTTTAAATAGTAACAGTGATAGTGATAGTGATAGTGAGAGTGATGTTAACATTAAAACTTCTGATATTGTAACACATGATGAACAAGGATCATTCAATGATTCATTATTAGAATTACCTGATACTGATACTATTCTACAACAAGAACAACTAGAACTACCCAAGGATATTATAAATGAAACTTCTAATATTTTAACACAAGACCAACTAGAACTATCCAATGAAGATGAAGATGAATACGATGAAGAAGCTTTCTTCCATGATGCAACCCCAAAACTGATAGAAGACCTACAATTTATTGAAGACCAACTCAAGTCTTATGATGACTACAAGTATATAAAAGATAGAACGTTCGAAGTTGTAGAGTCTATAATTAAGGAAAACTTATTGGAACATTTTAAAGAACTATATATAAATGCCAGTATTGGTGATCTTCCAGCAACGCTTATCATAACCAAGTTATCAAACGCTTTAAAGAAAAAAGATATTAATAAATTCTTAAGTATGATTTCTGATATGAAGACAAGTATTAACGAATATTATAATACAAATGATAATAACGAACAAGAAATACTCGAACAATTAGTAAAGAAATTCCGTAAATATCGCGGCGGGTCGGTTAAGAAACAAAAAACAAAGAAACAAAAACCTTTGCGTAAAAACAATAGTTTTCGCAAAAAACGTAAGGCGAAAGTTTAGTGAATAATTTATATTGGATATATATATAGATTATTTGATAAGAATGAGTACTGAACAAGAACGTTTTAAGGAAACTCCTAGTACGACTATTACTACAAATCCAAATGTGCCAATTGAAAATCAACGTGATAGTTCTCAAGATGGCGATTCTAGTGACGATGATATGCCATCATTTGTTACAGGTAAACAAAAAGAAAAAAACACTCCTGTTGTAAAAGTAAACCTAGGTGAACAAGAACAAGAACTAGAAGTAGAAGTAAATAAAGACTTAAATACTAGCGTTGATAATGAAGAAGCAAGTTTATCAAGTGATAAAACAGACGAGACTGCATCATCTAAATTATCTATTAGTGGTATTAGCGTTCCAGAAAGTAGTAGAGAAAGTAGTAGAGGTGAAATAGACGATTCCGAAAAAACAGGTAATGTTAACGAGGGTCCTTCATTTGGAATAAGAGATAGTTCAGAAGATGATGACTCTAGTATTGATATGAACTTATCAGAAAGTGATAAAACAGACGCCCCCGGAGAACAAAACGTAATCGAAACAGAACAGGAAGTTACCGCCGCACAACAGCAAGTTGCCGCCGCACAACAGCAAGTTGACGATATTAGAAGGGTTATTGAAGAAAACACGTATATTCGTACCCACATAAACGGAGTATTAGATGGCGATGATGATGTATTATTCATGAAATTGACCTCTCCTGACAAAGATGCTACTACTATTTTTTATGAGGAAAGGTATAAGACGAATGATACAGACCAAAAAGAACTGATTCCATTTATTTTCTTATTTGCAAAAACATACAAAAAGATTGATGATAGCGTTAAGGCAATTAATTCATTATTACAAGAAGATAATAAGAATAATGAAATTAACTCTCAACTTACAACATTACAAGGTCAATTACAAATGTTTTATGAATTGCCTTTACAACATAAGGATGGAGAACAACTAATCAGTAACCCAGATTATTATTTCGGAGAAAACCAACCATCTGTTATAATTGTTGAGGGTAAACCACAAATATTCTTTCAAACAACGGACGAACAGAAGAATTGGGAAGATTTCATGAAATATTTTGATGAGAACGTATCAGCATCATATAAAAAAGGGAAGGTTCAGTTTGAACCAAACGCAAAAAAAAGTGTAAAACAGTTTAAAGAAAAATATTTAACCAAAAAAAGTAGTAGTATTATGTCCAGAATGGGTTCAATGTTTGGATCTAGACAAGGTGGAAATAAAAAACAAACCCGCCGACCAGTAATGCATAAAAAACGTCAAACACGAAGAAAGTAACTTTATGACCTTTTATCATCCATAGATGTAAATATTTACAGAAAAACATATTTACATTCAATTTAGTTTCTATCTATTATAGTAGTAATGAACGATTCTAATTTAGTTGATGTACGAGTACCAGATGAAATAATAGACCCACTAAGAAAAATTATCAATACATCTCATGTTAACCTTAATAATTTTTCTCAGGAACAAAATGTAACATCTATTCCAAATGTTTCTTTTGTAGAGTCTCTAACCCCATTATTCGCACTCATCCAAAAAGCGAATAAAACACAGGGACAGGTTGTGCCAATGGTTAGCGAAGTCAAACAAACACAACCAATTCCAAAAGATACTTTTTCCTTTGAAGGAGTGAATTCTATTTTTCAGCTACTACAACAAGCTAATAATAGACAAGCACGTATAAATGAAACACCGATAACAGCTAAACAAGAACAACCTATCCAAACTGGTAAGTTTTCTGTTGAAGGGGTGAATTCTATTTTACAGCTGATAGAAGGTATCAATAAAATGAAGATTCAAAATAAACCGCAAGAAAGGAAACCTTCATTACAACAACGAACTTCAATTCAACCTGTTGTAAACTTATTTGGTCTTTTTGATACTATACCAAAGGAAACAACACAAAATAAAAAGGGTATGTTTTCTGGGTTCTCTATTGACGAGTTGCGTTCTATGTTTGACAAGGTATGGAATATGAACAGAAAACCACATCTTCGTTCAGTAGTGGATAAACTGCGTGGGGTCCCAACAGGAATGAATCCCGAAACTGAAGAATCCTTCAGCGGTGGGGTGGATAATTATGTGGAAAAACTACAGGAATATGGCAATGATGAACAGGTTATCTATATGGCTAATGAAAAATCACCATTGTATGTTTTACCTAATGTTCCAGAGCCTGACAAATATGATTTAATAGGAACATTTGGACCATCTGTTGATGTTACACAACCCATAAGTGTCCCACGAACGAGAACACGTGTGTATCGTAATCGTGAAACAGGAGAGATTCACAACGAGCAAGATTATTACTTTAATGATGATAGATATGATGATATAGATAGGGATGATCATAGATATGATGATATAGATAGGGATGATGATAGCGAAGATGAAAATATAAATGAACAAGCAGAAAAAAATATTAATAATGAAGATATAGATGATAGCAAGGAACAAAGTTACTATGCGAACCCAAAATTGAACCCTACTCTTGCATCAGATGTAGCTGCCAATAATTCATTATTGGGTTTATTAAAAGATATTTTACAAGGTGATAAAGTCCCTTCAAAAAATGAAAATGATAATGATAATAAAATAACCAATGAAGATCAGAAAGATGATGATGATGATGATGATGATGATGAGGAAATAGACATAGATTACAACATGTTAACTGTAGCACAATTAAAAGAACTTGCAGATGAACGTGGGCTTGTAACGAAACGTATGAGAAAAGCTGAAATTATTGATTTTTTAAAAGAAGATGACAGACGGTCCAAAGGGGAAGAAGAAGAAGAAGAAGAAGAAACTGAACGTTTACAAAAGGAAAAAGAACGTGTTCGTTTAGAACAAGAAGCGAAAGAAGCAGAAGCAGAACGTATTCGTTTAGAACAGGAGGCAAAAGAAGCAGAAGCAGAACGTGTTAAATTAGAACAAGAGGCACAAGATGCGGAAGCAGAACGTGTTCGTTTAGAACAAGAAGCGAAAAAAGCAGAAATAGCAGAACGTGTTAAATTAGAACAAGAGGCACAAGATGCGGAAGCAGAACGTGTTAGATTAGAACAACAGGTACAAGATGCGGAAGCAGAACGTGTTAGATTAGAACAAGATATACAAAAAGCGGAAGCAGAACTTGTTCGTTTAGAACAAGAAGCACAAGATGCGGAAGCAGAACGTATTCGTATAGAACAGGAGGCATTAGAAGTAGAAGAAAATAGAGTAAAAGCGAATCAGACTGAAGAAGAATCACGAGAAAAAGAAGAAGTAGATGATAATCAACAAGATGATGCTATTATAAACGACCGACCTGGGAATCAAACAAGTATGAATCTATATCCTATGTTGATTTCTAGGTTTTCACGTAATACACTTGACACTCTAAATGATTTTAACAATCAGGCGATTGATGGTTATAATACAGAGCAAGAGTTAGATGTTTTAAATAGTGGAGGTAATAATGACTCTACAGGTGAAAAACAATACGAAAACTTACAACAAGTATTCAACAACTTTACCAATATATTACTCAATAATCCTACCGTACTAAAATTAAACTCACTATCACCAGATAGTTTTATTAGTGTGTTAAAAAGAAAAGTAAAATTATTAAATAATCAAGCATTTAATCCAACATTGTTAAAAGAAGTGCTTTTTATTGTCCCACATACATCATTAGGAAAAATATATGACTCCATTGAAAAAGATTATCAAACACTCTATGACGAATATTATAAGGAGTTGACACCCGGTCCAACCGTTCCTAGTAAAAATGAAATATATAATGAATTTGATACATTGCTTGTTAAACTGGATAATTTTAATAATTCTAGGGGTGGTTCATATACACCATCTACAATACCTATTATTGAAAGGGACACAAAAATATATAAAGGAATTTATAACGATAAAAATATAACTGATAATATCTATGCGTTACACTTAAACACATTTAATGAATATGTTAAAAAGATAGAAAAACATGAAAATATTTATGAAACCGAAATAGAACGTATGCAGATTAAATACTTTTTTATGAAAATATTAGAACAATATGTATTAGATGTATTTGGAGAAAATGAACAACGCTCACTCAAGGCTATTATAAATCAATTAAAAGATAGAAATAACCAAAGTGATTTCTATACAGAATTAGATAAACAGATGCGTGAAAATGTATCCAATAACGTACTAACCTATATCAAATTAAGAAATGATAATCATAATGAAAACATTCCTTTTTATAACCATCACAGGTTCAATATCTCATTAGCGTCCGAGAATGTTGGTCAGAAACTTATGAATACCTCCATGTTATTGAAGTATAACGATGATAAAAAAAGTTATTACAAAAATAATTCCCTAATACGAGAAGATACCCCAAACTATAAGCCTTATTTATTCGGGAAATTCAATGCTATTTTTGATGCTGGTGTTCCAAATACGAAAATAGCTAGTGATATGGAACCCGTATTAGATCAATTGAAACACGGAAAACCAGTATTTTTGATTACCTATGGTGCTAGTGGTGCCGGTAAAACATCAACGTTAATATATTTACGTTACGTAGATGCAGATGGAAACTTGTATACACAACCTGGTGTGCTTGTTGAATTATGTAATAAGTTGGGTGCGGATGGTTATGATTCTGCAAATGTAACAGTCAATGAATATTTTCAAAGTAACACAAAAGAAGATACACATAGTAGTGAAAATAAACATACAGGAATGTGCCACAAAAATAAAAATGTTTTTACGTGTAACAGAAAAGAGTATAATTTTAAATATACAACTAAATCCAACTCGTTTATGCTAAAGGAACCAAAGGAAATTACACCAAATATGCATCAATATAGAACACAACAAAAGAAGAGCACATTCAAAATGAGTGAGTCCTCTATGGCAGAAGTTATTTCTTATTTGGTTGATACAGACAGATTGGTTCACGCAACTACAAATAATCCCCAAAGTTCAAGAAGTCATTGTGTTGTTTATATAACGCTTGTGAATGAAGAAGGAAAAAAGGCAAATTTATTTGTTGCTGATTTAGCAGGTGTAGAAAACACATTTGAATGTGAGTCCGGTAAAACAATTATGGACTTTATGAATATTGCAAACAGTCAAGGTTTTAAAACAGAAGACAACGCCCTAATACCATATTACAGTTTATCTGGTTCCGTATTATCAGAAAAGTCTGGAGGGGAGGATTCAACAAAAACATCTCTACATCCAGTATTCAATGAACTCCCAGAAACAGATACATTATTATATTCAAAAGACAACCAAGCAGCATTGGCAAAGTTATTTGATTTCAATGATATTATTAAATCCATCAACAGTATTCCAAAATGGAAGGAATCGTTCAAAGAACCGGGTAAGAAAGTTAACATAAGTATGTTAAAAAGGATGATACATCAATTATTAGGTATTAAAAAAGACGTAACAACGAGTATGGAATACTATGAATATATGCTGAATATGGATAATGATGCATTGGATGATAACCACGGAAAATATTATAATGAAATTATTGATTACAAGACTAATTCTGATAAGTTAGAAGAAGATGTGCAAAAAATTATAACATTTTTACAGTATGATAAAAATGAAACAAATAGAAAGCACAACTATGGATATTTGTTTGAATCAAAGAATGTGAAAGATGTAGCCATACAACCTAGTCCAGATACAAAAAAAGAAGATGTAGTTAAAATGTTGAACGAGGATACCAATATCATTATTAGTAAAGAAGAAGGACAGGAAGCTATTACTGAAATACTGTATTTTAATGAAGGTTCAAAAATAATAGTAGAAAAACGAATTATGTCGCAACAAACAAGTGGCAAGAAAGCTAATTATGACCGTATTGTAAGTAATAGTAGAAATATAAACCCTTACACATTGACTGAAATATTACGTGATTTGAAAAAGCAGGAAATCAAGGGTGAAGACAAAATTAATATCTATGACGAAATACTTAAAATGGAAAAACTGAGGAACCCAAACAAAAATAAAGAAGAAAGATTAATTTCAAATGATGACTATCGTGACTTATATGATTTATTATATGAAATCTTAAGTGTTAATATGGAGCGGATTAAATATGGAAAAGAAGTTTGTAAAAATCGTCGCGAAGAAGGATATTTTATTAATAGTTCCCTCAAACTTATTCGCGATACCGTAAATAAAATACTTATTGAAAAGGGAAAAGATGTGTTACTTCAAGCACCTGATATCATTAGTGATTGTTTAAAAGATTATTGTCCAACATTATCAAACTGTTTCCAATTAACGCCTATAAAAAATGAAAAGACGGAATATTCAATTATTTTTGATGATGTTTATAAGTATTTGAGACAATCTGATACCAATTATAAAAAAATAGACTTTTACAAGGAAATATTGGTGTGTGTATTTTGCGTATTAAACATTTCAAGAAAAGCAAATGACCCTCCATTGGTATCTTATTTAGATATGAATGACTTGAAGAAACAATATTATTCTACTAACGTATCTATTGATGATATTAAAACAAATGTAGGCGATTTGATTAACAAGATAGAAACCTATAATTCAAAAGTAGAAGATGAACACGGGTTAGTTGATGTTATCCAAACTGACCTGGATAAACTGAAAGAGCTTAATACAAATACTACAAGTAATAGTGATAATCAAGCAAAATCTAAATATAAGGAAACATTGGAAAAGGTAATGAACCAAGTAGATAATAGTAATGCGGTATCTGCAATGGGAACGTTAATTTTTACAGATAAAATTGCGAAATTGAATACTACCGATACTGTATGCCAACCTAGATTAGATGATACTATTACGAAATCATATAAACCATTATATGAGATTGGAAAAGAAGAAATTAGAAAAGAAGAAATTGGAAAAGAACAAATTGGAAAAGAACAAATTGGAAAAGAA